ATGGAGGCTGCTGCCGAGGCATGGTGCGAGGCAACCCACGGCAAGGGTTCTTTCTCTCAGATCATCCTGGAACCCTGACCCTTATGGGGGCACCACTGCCCCCGATCCATGCTACAATTAACAAGTCAACCGCACAACGCACCATGAGCACCCTGTCCCCCGTCTACCGCACCTTCACCCGTGAGGAGTCGAGTGCAATCCACAACCTGCACATTGAGCAGGAAGGTTATGTTGAGGTGATCTTCCAAAGCAACACCGAACGTGCCTACGGTTTCAATAGCAATCCTGAGTTCTGTGCTGATCTCACTGAGATCATCTCTTACACTGATTGTAAGGGTATCTCCCTCGGTCGTTTGATTGCACAAGCACGGGCAAATGGCAACCTCGTTGCTATCGAAACCGAGGTGTGAGTTAGGTATACTTAGGGGGCACACATTGCCCCCTTTGTGATACATCAGCAGTTCTTATGGGTATGCCGGAGCACTGATAAGCATTCGTGATCGATCAGCAGTCCTTATCGGTCCTTCGTGATTGATTAGCAGTCCTTATCGGTCGGTGCCGATGCCCCCGATCCCCGTAGCTAAAATTAATGGGTCCTTCTAACCTACAAATCTTCAAAATGGGTCGATATATATCAATCTCATAAAAAAATTTCCGAGGTCATAAAAAAATTTCCGAGGGTAAAAAATTCCCCCAGACCCCCCTCATAAATAACCCAGTGAGAGACCGAATAAGATTCATGAGTGAAACGAAGATCTATCATATCTACTTAAAAGGTAAGTGTGTATATCATAGTTTGCCCGAAGAAGAATTTCAAAAAAATTGGGATACATTAAAGTACCTCACAGAATTGCTGGGGGGTAATTATGAAGTCGCTGATTTGTCTTATGAGGAACTCGTAGTCAATAAGAAAATAGTATTAGAATCTTCTCATTGACTTGACTGTTATATCAAAATACTTTAAAATTATAACTGAACATTGATACTATTATGGCAAAAGGATTTACGGTAAAGGCAAAACCCCCACAGGTTGATAATGGACCAGAATGGAATTATGACAGAATCAAAGAGCGCATGAGAGGAAAGACGATTGTTTTCTGCTTGCCTGGCAGAGGATGCTCGTTCCAATTTCTCAAATCTTTTGTGCAACTGTCATTTGATCTTGTGCAAAATGGCATGAGTATTCAGATCTCTCAAGATTACTCATCAATGGTTAATTTTGCACGTTGTAAGTGTTTAGGTGCGAATGTTCTCCGAGGACCTGATCAGATTCCCTGGGATGGACGACTTCCTTATGATTACCAACTTTGGATCGATAGTGACATTGTATTCAACACTGAGAAATTCTGGCAACTCTGTGACCTTTCATTTCCCGATGATGCAGTTGTTTATGAAACTGATGAAGATGGAAATGAGGTTGTAGTTTTTGAAGAAAAACTCGATCAAAATGGAAACGTATTCTCCAAATCATTAAAAGTGAATCCTGAGAAGGATCACCCCATTGCAGCTGGTTGGTATTGCACAGAAGATGGAAGAACCACTTCTGTTGCTCATTGGTTGGATGAAGATGACTTCCGCAATAACGGAGGTGTGATGAATCATGAGATGGTTGATGGCATCAGTAAGCGTAAGAAACCATTCACTGTTGATTATACTGGGTTTGGTTGGGTGATGATTAAGAATGGTGTATTTGAACATCCAGAAATGAAGTATCCTTGGTTTGCTCCTAAGATGCAAGTATTTGAATCCGGTGCAGTACAAGATATGTGCGGAGAAGATGTTTCATTCTGTCTCGACGCAAAGGACATTGGTTTTGAAATCTGGTGTGATCCACGTATTCGTGTTGGACATGAGAAAACCCGAGTTATCTGATATCTTATGAGAAAGTTTAATATTCTGTATAAGGGTCGAATCATTCACAAAGACCTTTCCTATGAACAATCTACAGAAGTCCTTGACGAACTGGCAGAAAAGTTTTATAATGAGGGAGAGTTTGATCCAGAATTTCTTGAATTGGAGGCAATTGACTAATGGCTGCTGTTAAAAAATCACTAATCGGAACAGTGTTCTTGGAATCTATACCCAAGAAAACTCTACAGGGTGCAGGGAAAAATACCAAGTATGCTGCAACAAGTAGAAATAGGGCAAGAAAAAAATATAGGGGACAAGGAAAATAATTACAAAGTTACAGGGGGCAACCCCTGTTTTTTTGTGTCTTTATGAATTCTTATGAATATAAAGCACCGCTACGCGTTACTCTCTATTAAATATCTCTATACCCCAATGTCTCTCTATGACTATAAGAAACGATATTTTACAATGGATTCAGCATGTTTCTGAATTAAGACCAGATCTTGGGGGATTTGCTATTTGTCCCTTTGCAAAAAAATCAAAATATGATATTATTGAGTGTAAAGCATGTGAGATTATACCAATTGAAGGTTATGAAGTACTCATTTATGTTGTAGAAAATGAGTTTAACCTTGATGAAGTGCAAAAGTGGGTAGAAATATATAATAAGAGGTATTCAGAATGGAAGTTTTTTGAAGATTGTGCTTCCTATGACACCTATATTAATGGTATTCAATCAAATAATGGCAAGTATAACCTTATTTTAGCTCAACCAAGAGAAAAATTAAGAAAATTTCGTGAAATTTTGGCAAAAACCAACTACTACAACTACTGGTCCAACGATTATTTGAAGGAAATCTTGGAAGAGGACATAAATTTGCTCGATAAAGGGATAGAAACCCCTTAAAAAGTTCTGATTTAGTCAATCAGGAGCAAAAATGGGCAAACAATCGGATCGAGATCAAAATTACATGAGAGAAATGTGGGGAACCACAAAATTAATCACTGATTATCAAGAAAATCAACTTCTAAGAGAGGTTGATCATGAAAAAAATAGAAAAAATTTGAATAAATTCAAAACTCAGAACGAAATTCACGAAAAAATTCGTAATGATGATGATTATGATGATTGGGAGTACGGAACTGAACCTATTTTCGGATAATTTATATAAAAGTTGAATAAATAACCAAAGGTTAATTAAATTTAAATGCCAGTAGAACGCTCAAGTAAATCTTTTAAGGATGTTAGCCTTACATTTAGGGCAAATCCTATTAATAGAGATCTTCTTTCTATTAAAAATGAGGTTGCTATTGCGCGTTCTATTCGTAATTTAATATCCACATATCCAGGAGAGAGACCATTTTCTCCTGGATTGGGATCTGAGATTACAAGGTCTTTATTTGAAAATTTTGACAGTTTAACAGCATCGGACATAAAAGACCAAATATCTACTACAATTACATTGTATGAACCAAGAGTGAAATTAAATAAGGTCATTGTAGATGCAAATTTTGACAACCAAGAATTTAATGTCACAATAACTTATAAAATTGTAGGCATAGATGTCCCGCCACAAGAGCTAAATTTTGCCCTTCAACCAATTCGATAAATGGGATTAGTTAATTTTTCTAATCTTGATTTTAATCAAATCAAGACAACACTTAAAGATTATTTAAGATCTAATAGTGAATTTACGGATTATGATTTTGAGGGATCTACCTTATCGAATGTTGTTGATGTCTTAGCTTACAATACTTATATAACCTCATTCAATGCAAACATGATTGCAAATGAGGTTTTTATAGACAGTGCAACACTGAGAGAGAATGTTGTTGCATTGGCAAGAAACATTGGATACGTACCAAGATCAAAAACTTCATCAAGAGCAAACGTAACATTTGAAGTTGATACTGAAAATTTTGCTGGACCTAGACCAATTACATTGACCTTGAAGAGGGGCATTGCCGTATCTGGGTCAAGTAGGGGACAAACAGGATCTTCTGGTGGTGTGTTTTCTGTCCTAGATGATATTACGGTTCCTGTAATTAATGATGTTGCACAATTTAAAAATATAGAAGTTGTAGAAGGGACTTTCGTAACAGAGAACTTTGTTGTAGATGCAAGAATTCCTGGGCAGAGATTTATTCTAGGTAATGCCGGAATTGACGTTTCTACGATTAGAGTTAATGTTAGAGACGAAAAGAATAGATCATTTGGTAGAAAGTTTAATCTATCGGATAGTATATTTGAGGTAAACTCAAACTCAAAGGTATTTTTTATACAAGAAGTGTCCGATGAAAGATATGAGTTAATTTTTGGAGATGGAATTTTTGGAGAAAAATTAGAAAATAATAATTTTATAGAAGTATCTTATATAATTTCCAATGGTGAAACTTCAAACGGAGTTAATGATTTTAGATATAGTGGAAGGTTATTTACCAATAATGATGCAATAGTCACTAGCGGTGTATCGATAGTTATTACAAATACACCATCAAGAGGTGGTAAGCAAATTGAAAGCGTAAATTCAATTAGAAATTATGCTCCCAGAATATACGCATCTCAATACAGAGCAGTCACGGCATCGGACTATGAAGCGTTAATACCCAAATTGTATCCAGAGGCAGAATCTGTATCTGTTTTTGGTGGAGAAGTTTTAAATCCACCCCAATATGGAAGGGTTTTTATTACTATTAAACCAATAAATGGACAGTTTGTTCCAAATTTTGTTAAAGACAATCTCAAATCTTCATTAAGAAAATACACAGTTGCAGGAATTGTACCAGAAATATTAGATTTGAAATATCTTTATGTTGAATTTTCAACAATTGCTTACTATAATACGAATAAAATAGAAAGTGCTTCTAAACTTATTGATTCTATTAGCAAAAATGTATTAAAGTATTCTAAATCTCCAGAATTAAATTCGTATGGGGCAAGATTTAAATATAGTAAATTTTTAAATATTATTGATAAAACTAATGAATCTATTACTTCCAATATTACAAAAATTGAAATCCGAAGAGATTTGAGAGCAGCATTGAATCAATTTGCTGGTTATGAAATTTGTTACGGAAATAGTTTTTTTATTGAATGTGAGTCAGGATATAATTTAAAATCTAGTGGATTTAAGATTTCTGGAGTATCCGATACTGTTTATATAAGTGATATTCCAAATTCGGATTTAAGAACAGGAAAATTAGTTGTATTTAAATTAACCGAAGAAAATAAACCTTTAATAGTAAGGAAGAATGCGGGAGAAATAGATTACAATAAAGGAGAGATTCTTTTATATCCGATAAATATTATTCAAACAGATAAAGTTTTTGGAAATGAAAACATCATAGAATTATCATTAAGGCCAAGATCAAATGATATTATTGCATTACAAGATTTATACTTGCAATTGGATGTGTCAAATTCTTTAATCAATGCTGTTCAAGATTCCATAGTTTCTGGAAATGATACATCTGGAAGTATATTTAAAGCATCATCAAGTTATTCAGACCGAGATTTATTAGTAAGAAGATAATATGAAAAACTCCACAATAAAAATAAGTTCTATAGTTGAATACCAACTTCCAGAATTTATTAGAGTAGAATTTCCATTACTTGGTGAGTTTTTAAAAGAATACTATAATTCAACAGAAATTAATTTTGGCAGCGTTGACATATTAAGAAATATAAGCAACTACATCAAAATAGATGTTTTAAATCAAGTAAATGATTTATATTACTTATATAATCCACAAATTAATATAACAAAAATAATAAAAGAAAATATTACTAGTAATATAAAAATTACCACAGTTGAAAATGACACCTACATTAATGATGATGTAGTATTAATTGATAATACAAATGATTCTGAAATTGATGGAAAATATTTTACAATAACAAATATATCTGAAGATGGGACTGTATTTGAATTAAAAAATACCGAAAAAAGATATAAACTTAAAAATTATAATCCATTAAAAGTCAAAGATTTTATTACTGAAGCAGTTACTGAATATGAAACAGATGATACGGATATTTTTGTATCTGATAAAGATGAGTTGTTTATTCCAGTTGGTCAAAAAATAGATTTATATGATCCATCTGATTTAAATCAAATAATATTAACAGTTATTGGAAGGGGATTTGATGTCGGTATTTCTATTGACTTGGGCATTAGATTTAATGGAGATAGAAATCAAGGACTTATTAAAAAAATATCACATGTAGTTTTAGGAAATTCATCTAATAAAAATATATCTGATGTTTCCAATGAAATAATAATTTATTCTGAAAATAACGATAGAAGATCACTACCGATTTCATATGGACTGCTTAAAATTGATGACGAAATAATTTTATATAAGAGTATTGATAAAAATACAATAGATCTTAAAATAAAAGGTAATGATGTAAAGGGATTAAAACTTCTTGGTTGTGTTAGGGGATTTAGTGGCATCACCTCTTTGGTTGATAATGAAGATCAATTAACGTTTGAAAAAACTTCTGCAACGTTTCATTCAATTGATACTGAGGTATTAAATCTAAATTCTATCTTCTTTAAAGAATTTTTAAAGAAGATAAAATATCAAATTCTTCCGGGATTTGAAAATAGAGAATTAGATCCCAAATTAAATGAATCATTGTTCATTAAGCAAGGAAAAGATTTTTATTCATCTAAAGGAACTGAAACATCATTTAAAATTTTGTTTTCTGCCTTATACGATAAGAAAGTTTCAGTTATTAGGCCAAGTGACTTTTTAATTTCTCCATCTAATGCTTCTTATAGTGTTTTGAGAAATTTGGTTGTGGAAGTATTGGAAGGCAATCCTGAAGAATTAAAAAATCAAACATTATATCAAGAGCAAACACCTTTTATACCTGCTGCAAGGGGAACTGTATCGTTTGTTGAAAGAATAGAAAGAGATTATACTAGTTATTATGTAATAAGTATTGACGATGGATATGAAAGGGATATTAATTATAGAGGCACACTATTCAGTCAATTTTCAATTCACCCCAAAACTATAGTAACTGAAAAAATTGAACCCGGATCTACCGTAATAAATGTCGATTCTACTGTTAGTTTTCCTCCTTCGGGAATATTGGAAATAACAACAAAATCTTTAAGTGGTCCATTGACATTTTCTATTTCTTATGAATCAAAATCCAATACTCAATTCTATGGGTGCAAAACTTTAGATTCAATTACTGATGTTATTAACAATGAAATTTTTGAGGGTAGTATTGTTCATAATGATTCTTATGCTTTTGGATTTTCTAGTAAAAATTTAGATAAAAAAATAAAAGTTAGAATAACGGGAGTTTTATCGAATTTTATTCAAAATGAAGATACCTATTTGTTTGAAAAGGGAAATAAAATTAGAATACAATCTTTAGGAAAATTATCTACTCGTAAAAAGGATAACGACTGGGTATATAATATTCCAGTTTCTTATAGAATAAAAGATGTTATTTTAAAAGATAGTATAAGTGGGATATTTGAATTAGAATTATACGATCAGCATAATTTCCATAGATCCGATTTCTTTTATTTCGATGAAGCTCCAAATTTAAAATGTTATGCTACAAAAATAATATCAAATAAAAAATTAAACGTACAATTTATTCAAGATAATGGAAATATTGTTACTGATATTTCGTTAACAATTTTAGTCAAAAATTATATTTTAAATAAGCAAATAACAAAAGTCAATTTATTAAATAAACCAAATCTTGAAAATTATTCAAGTAACATTCAAAATACCTACTTAGATAAAGAAGATAATCTATACATAATGTCTTCTTCATTGCCATCATATACTGATGAAACTGGAATTCCCGTAGAGTTGGATATTAAAGATGGATCAATTTCTGGTTTATTTTTGTTTGGAAAAATAACTTCCGATGGAAGTGTGAACTCATTATCTGACAAACAATTTACTGATGGGACTATAGATTACTCTTATATAACTTGCTTTAGAGAAAGTAATAACGGAATTGATAATGCATTAAAGCATGGGTTTTACACGGGAGATCAAATAATTTTTAGATCATTGGAAAATGATAAAAGTCCAATTCCCGATGGAATTTATTTTATAAAAGATTTTAGAATAGAAGGAGATCTTTATGGATTTAAACTTGCAAGAAGTACATCATTAATATTAAATGAAAGGTATGAAACTTTAGATCTTATACCCCCATTCAATGTGCCAGAATTTAGGGAGTGTAGATGCACTATACAATTCTTTGAGTATAGTAATGTAGATGTAAATAGTCCAAACTATCTTTTACCAAGTGATATTGGGCCAAAAAAACTAATTAAAAAAATATCAAGTCCAACTAAAGGTCAAGAAAAAATTAAAACTAATTATGGAAAAATTGGAATATTTAAAAATGGAGTTGAGATATTAAATTATAAATCAAGAAGTTCAATATTTTTTGGAGATATTCAATCAATAGAAGTTACATCACCTGGATTTGGATATGATGTAATTAATCCTCCAGAATTAAATGTTTTAGATACTGCTGGCACTCAAGTAAGATATAATGCCAACAAATCAACGCCAATATTTAATTTTTCAAACTCAGTACCTATTAAATTTGGTGCTGTTGGAGGAGATGTTATAACATACGATGGTCAAGGTGGAGAATTGATAATTGTAGAAGGAAAAACTCTTAATCTTGGAGAAAAAAATCTTTATATTAATCAAATTGGTGGATCTGTTTTAAGAATTAATGGATTAGTTGCTACTGTTGGTGGTGTAGGAGGAACTCAACTTTCTGTTGGTGGTGTAGGAGGATCTGAGGTAAGAGTAGGTGATAAATCTGTAACCATTGGGGACCTTGGTGTAGGTTGTGTAGCATTTCCTTCCGTAACTGGATCACTGGAACGAATGGATATAATCTATCCAGGATTTAATTATATCGGGAAACCGCAAATTTACATAACTGGTGGCAATGGATTTGATGCCATAGCTGAACCAGTTATGGAAAGTTTTTCTTATCAAATTGAATTTCCAGCATCTTCAAATAATGGAATACTAGATACACAAAATAATATTATTGGATTTTCTACTTATCATAATTTTGAAAATTATGAGGAAATTGTATATTTCAGTTCTTCAACAAGTTCAGTTCCAGGTCTTGAAAATGGAAGTAGATATATCATCTCTGTTGAAAATTCTTCATCAGTTAAATTATATAAATCAAAAACTGATGCTATTTCTGGAATTAACACAGTAGGTATTGATGGATATTCATCTGGTAGACATTATTTAAAGTCATCAAAAAATAAATCAAAAATAGGATATATCTCCATTGTCAATCCCGGTTCTGGATATAAAAATAGAAAAGTATCTACTTTACCAGAAAATGTAAATGTAATCTCCAATATAATTAATATTCCCAATCATGGATATTCTGATGGTGAACTACTAGTTCATTTTAGTACTGGTTCTTTGATTGGTGGGTTACAAGAGAATACTTCATATTATGTTACTAAAATAGATAACAATAATATTAAACTATCTGAAACTTTTACTGGATCGGATAAAACTAATGATTTTTATTTTTTGACAAAGCAATATGTCAATATAACAAGTCAAGGATCTGGAACTCATTATTTTAATTATGAGCCAATTAATGTTGAAATAAAAGGATTTATTGGAGTGTCAACCTCTGCGGGTCAAGATTTAAACGCAAAAGTAAATCCAATTTTTAGAGGTGAAATAAGTTCTATTTTTATCTCCGAATCTGGAAATAATTATGGTTCATCAGATATTGTAAATTATGTTAAACAACCATCAGTTGAAGTGGTAAAGGGAATAAATGCCCAAGCAATACCATTAATTACAGATGGATCCATCAAAGAAGTATTGGTTTTAAATTCGGGAAAAAATTACTACAGTACTCCAGATGTAATTGTTAGGGGATTTGGAAATGGAGCTGTTTTAGTACCGGAGATTGAAGATGGAAAATTGATAAGAATTAATGTTTTATATGGAGGTAACGGATATGATAGATCAAGCACAATAATTGACATCATTGATAGAGGTGAAGGACTTAGAACATCGGTAAAAATAAAATCTTGGAATATAAATCTATTAAAACGATATGAATTAAATTCAAGATTAACAAATGATGAGGGATTTGTTTTTTCTGATCTTGGAACGGATGATCTTCAGTATACGCATATCTACCTTTCAAATACACTACGACTTTTATTCCATTCTGAAGAAAATTCTTTATATTATCCTGACATAGAATCAGACAGAGTAGGAAACGAGGCAAAACACTCTCCAATAGTTGGATGGGCATATGACGGAAATCCAATTTATGGTCCTTATGGATATAAAAATGGATTATCAGGAACTATTGTTCCAATGCAATCTTCTTATAAATTAATTTCTCAAAGAACAGACGGACCATCAGAGCTGTTGTTTCCACTTGGATTTTTTGTAGAAGATTATGAGTATATAGATTTTACAAGTGAAGGTAGTGAATATCTGGACATTCATAATGGAAGGTATTGTAAAACACCAGAATATCCAAATGGAGTGTATGCATATTTTTGCACTGTAAATCCATCAATCAGAAAAGAACCTGCTCAAACATTTATACCACAGTTTCCTTATGTGATTGGAGATTTTTATGAATCTTTACCTATAGAGTTTAACTTTGATCAAAAAATCAATCAAGATACTGTAGATATTAATAAAACATCTTGGTATAAAAATACAAGTCCATATCTTTTAAACAATATCGATTCATCTTATAGATATCTGAATCAATCAAATAAAATAAAAGAGCCGATTAGTAAAATCAAATATGCAAATTACGGTGAAATTGAATTTGTTGATATTGTTGTAGGTGGTGAGGATTACAAAGTAAACGATACAATATTGTTTAAGAATTCTGATGTTATTGGGCAAGATGCAACTGCATCTATTTCACATATCAAAGGAAAGGAAGTCACTAACATTGGCGTTGCAAGGTCATCTTTTTCAAATGTTGAATTTGAAAAAAATTCCAATAAATCCGGATTTATTGGATTTACCAGTACTCCACATAACTACAGTGATGGTGACGTTGTTTCTATCACTACTCCAGTAGAAAGAATATCGTTCCAAAAAATTAAAGTAAAATCTAACAATTTAGTATTAACTAGTACTTTAAATACTGTTGCTCAAACTGGACTTTCAACATATATTCAAGTATCTGGAAATATTAAATACCCAGATGTTAGAGAAAACGATATCTATAAATTTACTGATGAAGAAAATGGTTATGAAACTATAAGAATATTAAATATAGATACACAAAAATCTATAATTAGAATTGAAAGGTCGGTAAATGCAAATAGTGGTTTATCTACTGTTTATAGTGGAACAATATTACAAGAACTCCCAAGAAAATTTGAATCTGATTTAGGAATAAAAACAAGTTACAATTCTAGAACAAATTATGAATATTATTTCAATTCTAAAAATTCTGTAGGGTTTGGTACTAATATTTCTTCAGGAATAACCAGTGTAGTTTATACTGGCAGTGGTATATCATCAATTACTATACCAATAAGATCAATATATCTCCCAAATCATAACTTTGAAACTAATCAACCTTTATATTTTAAAGGATTATTAGCATATAACAAAGTTGGAAATCCTGCAAACATACTTCTTCAGGATAGTATTGTTTATTCCGTAAAGATAAGCAAAGATTTAATAGGATTATCTACTACTAGAGTTGGATTTGGAACTACTGGAAATGTAGTAAACCTTTTAGACAATTCGGATCCTTTATTGTACTTTAACCCGGCAATTAATAACACAGAAAATTCTTTAAAAACTCTCAAAACAAATGTTTTTAATGCAATAGTATCTCAAAATATAGTAACTGTTTCTGTTGGATCTACACATGGATTGCTTGAAAATGATTTTATTGATATTAAATTAAAACCAAAAAATGAATTAAATGTCATAGTTGAATATAATGATGAAAATAGATTAATGGTATTAAATCCAAGGACATTTTTAAGTGTCAATGTTGATGCTGTAACAGATAGTATAGTAATACCAGCACACAAATTGTCAACCGGAGATAAAATCTTATACAGATCTATTAACCAAAATGGAGACAATGTTCCAGCTATTTCTGGTTTGATTGATAATCAAGTATATTATGTAGTTGCAATAGATAGAAATACGATTTCTCTTTGCGATACTCTATATGAAACAAGATTAGAATTTCCAAATTATATAAATTTATCCAATCCTCAACCCGGAAAAATATATCAAATAAATCCTCAAATTTTAACATTTAAAAATCAAACAATAAATTTTGATCTCAGTCATCCATCATTGTCGATAGCTTCTGGAAATAGTTTAGTTAGAACAAGTTCATTTACTTTTGATATTTACTCTGATGCAAACTTTAACTATAAGTATTTTTCAAGTGGAAACACAAAGAATTTTGATGTAATAAAAACAGGTTCAATTGGAGTTAGTAATAATGCTAGATTGAAATTATATCTTTCGGATGATGCTCCAAATAATTTATTTTATAAATTAACCCCAATATTGTTTGAAAATAATTTATCGTCAAAATTGGAAATATTAGTGGATTCTGAACAAACAAAGAATAATAGAATAACTTGCATAGAAAGTAAGTATAATGGAGTTTATAAAGTATTTGGTATTATTGATAATAATCCAAATGAACCTCCATTTTCTGACGCAGTATTTAAATATCAAATACCACTAGATCCAGAACAAGATTCTTATACTAATGAAAATTGTACCATTGAATATTCAACAAATTCAATACATGCCTTTGGTCCAATTTCAAAAATATCTTTAAATAATAGAGGAAGATATTTCTATACGTTACCAAAAGAAACAATTATAAACAGTACCTTAGGAAATGGTGCAATTTTGGGTGGAAATAGTACTAGTGTAGGTAAGATTAAAAGTGTTGATATAACAGATATAGGTTTTAACTATTCTTCTGATTTATCTATAAGACCAATTGCAAAACTTCCTACAATATTTAAAGTTGAACCTTTATATTCTATCGATAGAATTAGAATTGACAGTGTTGGAATTAATTATTTAACTGCACCAAATATTGTTGTTATAGATAAAAAAACAGGAAAAATTGTTGATGACGTTGTTTTAAGATATAATCTTGGCGATAACTTTGTAACAATAGATCAAAATACAAAAAATCTTTCAAGTATAGAGCCAAGATTAGTTCCAATTAATAATAGCAATGCAATACCATTACTATTGAATCAGCAAGATATTATAATTCTTGATGTAAATAATAATGCTGTTCCACAAGAAGTTGTTAATGGAATAGATAATGCCTTACTTAGTGAAGATGCTGATGATAGTGAATATAATTTCCCAGATAGCATTCAATTTAGTAATTTACCAACAATACAAGTATTTTTAAAAACTGAGTATAGTACAATATATGATTTTCCTTTCCAGTTAGGCGATTTTGTTTTCATAGAGGATGTTGTAACTATAGCAGAATCTCAAGGATTGGAATCTAAAGGATTCAATTCTCAATCTAATGGATTTGCATTTTATAAAGTTATTAGAAGAGATCCAAATATTGGTGGTGCTGGTGCATCCGTTACTTTAGATTTCAAAGGATATTTGGATCCAGATGTAGAAAATCCCGAAGACAGTGATTCATATAAAGTTGATGACTTCTTATCTGAAGCTGCAAGAATAGTTCCAGTTAAATATTTTCCAAAATACACTATTACATTATTAAAAAATAATTTTTCCGAAGACGAATTTATTAGAAATGAAAGTGATATTTTATCTGGTCGTGGAATTGTGGATCAATGGGATTCTGCAAATGATTATTTAAAAGTTGGAATATTTGAAGATTTTAATGTTGGTGATATAATTATTGGAGAATCGAGCAAAACGAAAGCGATAATACTTAAAAAAATAAATTTTGATGCATTTTACAATATAGATTCTACATCAGTTGTTAATAAAGGGTGGACTAAAGATACTGGAAAACTTAATCTCGATCTTCAAAGAATTCATGATAGTGATTACTATCAATATTTTTCATACTCATTGAAGTCGGAAGTACCTATTAATAAATGGGATGATCCGGTAGCAACATTAAATCATACCGCAGGATTTAAAAGATTTTCAAATTTAGAAGTTATTTCAAGACAAAAAGATTTCTCAGGAATCTCCACATCTCAAAATGATGGGGCAGTTACTCCTATTACCGATTTAATATCTTCTGCAAGTGTAAACTGCACTTATGATTTTGATTTGGCAAGAGAGTTATCATTCCTTTCAAACAATACTTTAAAATCAAATCAGGTAATTTTTAATTCAAGAATACTTCAAGATTATATTGAATCTATCGATAATAGAGTTTTAAGTATAGATGATATTAGTAAAAATTTCAACCCACTTCCAAGAGAAACTACTTATTCAATCGTATCAAGAAATCCATCTACAAAAATTAGAGCAAGAAAACATTTCTTCTATATTCAAGATAGAAGATTCTTTAATGAAAAACAAATGTTAATACTTACCACAGTACATGATGATACTGATGTTTTTTGTGGTCAGTATGGAAGGCTAGAAACTGCATCTGATCTTGGATCTTTTGAATCTGAAATTATAGGTTCAAATCAAAATGTTTTATTTTTCCCAACAAAATTTGACTTTAACAATTATATAGTAGATTATGTTTCATTTGAGATGAGTGATGATCCCGAAGAACTTGAAGATGTTGCTCTTGGAGACGTTGGTAGAATTTATAATCAAACTGGAATTTTAACTTCTGGAGTTCTTCCCGGAATTGGAACTGCTGTTGTGGGAATAGCTTCCACATATAGAGCAAGTAAGATATTCATTTTGGTTGGATCTGCAACTACCTCATACTATGAAATAAATGAACTTTCAATAATTCATGATGATTCTGATGACATAAGACTTTTGGAATATGGTGAACTCATAACTAAAACTCAAGATAATTTTCCAGATAGATCTGTTTCTGGTATAGCTTCATACTCAGCACGAATGGGAATAGGCGGAACAACTTATGATATAGTAATGACACCATATAATACTTTGGAAGATGATTATAATATAAAAGCTGTTACGGTTTCCATTGCAAATACAGATTATTCATTGACCGATAATTTAGGGTTCGACACCGGAGAAGTGATATCATTTGAACAGGTAGGAATAGGAACAACTATACCATCATTCACAGAAATATTGAATTATAGTACCCAATATAAATGTGCATATGTATTCCTTACCGTTGTTGGGGTAAAAACTGATAATGTTCTTGCATACGATGCCGGACCACAAAATCATGGAATTTCTGATTGGTATGCGTTTGAAAATGGAACTGCAACATATTCGGCAATATATCCAAATACTAAACTAATTGAAGTCACAAATGATGGATTTGAAAATGTTCTTTTAACCACTGGATCTAACCCACAGAGAGGGACTATTTCTATAACATCGGGAAGTAGATATTTTGCAAACAAACCTATTCATTTTATTGAACCAGGAAATCAGCATAGAATATCGCCAGTTTCTTATGCATCAACCACATTTGGACATTATATTGCAGATAGAAGTTCAGTTGGAATACCAACAGAAACTGGAGTGTCTTATTTTAATATTTTTGCTCTTCCAAATCAAAATAATGATAATGTTATTGTTACTTTGTATGATCAAAACCAGACAGGATTTGGTAATACTATGGGAATTGGAAACACTACTGGAATAGGTGTCACAACAGTAACAATTCAACCAGGAAAATCTGGTGTGCTTACAACAACAACTTATGATGATTGGGTATTTTTTACATCAACAAGTCCAGTTATTATGACAACATATTATTATGATTCTGCAGATTCATCCCCTATTTTAGATAAAGGTCTTTTAAGTCCAGCAATTTCTATTAATAATTCGACAATGACCAAATATTTTACTGGACTTGGAGTTGATAGAATTCGCACAGCTTATGATCAACCATTGTCAGTTTCAGATTATACCGCAGTTTCTGCTTTCAATCAGCAGACAATCATATCTGTTGAAACTGATGATGGATCTGGATCCGATATGAAACAAGGTATTCCAATAGAATATATTTCAAATACTTATTCTTATGGAGAAACTTTGTCGGATTATGCTTTAATCGCCCCATATCCAAATACAACAGTTAGAGTTTCATATTGGAATGGAAGTTCTTGGGTTCTTGGTGAACAGCATGATTTAAATGGCACTTCAATAGAAACCCCAGATAGTGCGTATAGATCTGGAACATCTGGATTTGGAGTTAATCTTACATTTTTTGGAAATGCTGCAGAGCTCTCTGGAACTGCGAACAATTTTGCTGGAGGTGCCAATTTGTGGAAATTTGAAGGAAACAATCCATTTGCATTGTTTATTAATGATAGCGCCAACGCAGAAACTGAAATGTTAGGTTTTTCAAGTAGTTTTACTGAAAGACAAATAAATAAACAATATGTATCACAAGAAATTCAATTAATTAATAATCAAGCCAATTCATATATTACGGAATATGGAAAGTTGGTAGTTCCCACTCCCACAGAAACGAGTGGAATTGGTACAGTTGGGGTTGGAACTTTTTCATCAAGGTTAGAGGGATCTTTAACTAAATTGCTATTTAAACCATCACCATTCACACAGTTTAAAATACAAGGTATTCAAGTAAACATTGGACGATTCTAATCGAAAAGTAAAATGGCAGAAATAATCATTAATAGCGGTTCTGGAGATTATGTAGGAAGAAGATTTGACGTTCAACTAAGTGCGGAGCTTAGACATAGAAGCCAACCTATTTTTGAGAAATTCTTTTTGGGTAGTTCGGACAGTGATGTAGATCTTTCAAATAATACAATTTTTTTACCTAATCATTTTTTTAGAACTGGTGAGGAATTGACTTATGAATATGATGGATTTTTGACAAGTAGTAATAATGCTATAGGTATTGCATCTACAAGTATTCCAAATATTGGAATTTCTTCAGTTTTACCTTCAACAGTTTATGCCGTAAAATTAAACGACAGATTTATCAAATTATCTGCCACAAAAGAAGGTGCTTTAAAAAGAATACCTGATGTTTTAGATTTAACTAGATTAGGATTTGGAACGTTTCATAAATTTATAGGAGAAAAGCAAAATACAAGAACATTCGTAACTATTGATAACGTAGTACAATCGCCAACTATTGATAGTACAATAAAAACTCAATTAGTTAATAATTTATCTGGAGCTGAAGATTTAATAAATGTTACTGGTGTTACATCATTTTTTAGTGGAGATTTGATTAGAATTGACAATGAAATAATGAGAATAAATTATGTAAAATTTGCAGGTAATAATAATTTTATTGTCAGAAGACCCATGTTGGGCTCAAAATTAGCTGATCATCAATCTGGATCAGACGTTGTAAAATTATCTGGCAATTATCAAATTTCTGAAAATACCATATATTTCCCCGTCCCCCCATTTGAAAAAAGTCCAACCACAGATTTTGAAAGAACGGATCCGGAAGATAGAGATTACGTTGGATTAGAAACTTTTTCTACATTTGATGCAAGGGTATTTTTAAGATCTGGATTTGAAGATAGTTCTATTGGTCCATATGATTATAATTTCTTATTGGATGATATATCTCAACAGTTCACGGGAATATCTACCCAAGCAGTATTAACGGAAAGAGGTGAAAATATTGCAGGATTCTCTACAGGAAATGCATTAGTTTTAATTAACAATGTGTTCCAAACTCCGGATTTTATTGATTATGGATTATCTGAAAGTGCTGGAATTACTACTATTAAATTTACTGGTTCCCCATCTTCAAATCCGGAAGATATTAATACAGCATCAATTCCAAGAGGTGGAATAATCGTTTCTGTTGGCACCAAACCAGGATTAGGATATCAACCATTAGTTGCTGCCGGAGGCACTGCTAAAGTGTCTTATGGGGGGACTATAGAATCAATTTTTATTGGTTATACTGGATCCGGATACAGAGCAGAAAACGATTATACGTTTGAAACGGAAATATCATCTCCATCATTTGGTCCAAATGGCGGAACATTTTATTTAAAAGACATAAATGGTATTAGGAACAAATTAAATTATTTGTATTCACAATCGGATTGTCGATTATTGGTTAAAAATAGTATCGGAAGAAATAGAATAGAGAATAATGGATTTAATCAAATAACATCAGTTGGATATGGTGAAACTGGATATTATGTTCAAATAGCAAATCCAGTTGATGCATGGATAGAAGTCGATGATTCAAGTGGATTTGTATTTGTTAAATCTACAAGTATAACTAGTGCTTCTGGAATATCAACAGATATAATTGAAGTTGCCAGTGTTTCTGGAATTGATACAACTTCTACATCAGCTCCATATTATTTAAGCATAGGAACAGTAGCTAAAAATATTGAAATAATTGATGTTGATGAAATTAATAACTTATTCATATTAGATACTCCAACTACTAATGGATATGTTAACAACACATCCGCGGTTATTAAGAGATTCCAATCTGGTATAGATCAGACCAATGTTAATGATATTGTATATGTAGAAGTCAAGAATCCAGTAGTAGGAATTGCAAATATATATGTAAACGTATTAAAAGAATATCCAGTAGAGAATGCAACATATACTCATACTACTGGAATTGTTACAATAACCTCTGATCAATTTTTCACTTCACCAGGAGAAATTGTTGAAATAAGAGGGTTAGTTTATAAGTGTAATAGTGGTGGAACTTCTGGTGATCCTTCTCCAACATTTAATAAAAGTATAGGAATATCATCGATAACAGTAAATAGAAAATTATTTACTGTCACTAACGCAACATATGATCCAGTATCTGGAATTTCCACTTTAACTATTGGATCTCACTCATTGCCAATAGGAGGAAAAATTTTAATTGAGCCAGAATCACTTGGATTTACTTGCACTCTTGATGGAAATAGTACAACAACATTTTATCCAAGATCGGGTGATGCAGCATATAATACTACTGTAGGAATAGCATCAACCACTGCGACAACAATTGTAGTTAATGTTGGGTCTGCCGGAACAAATACTTCTCCACATACTTTTGTTCCATCTGGATCAAATCAAGTCAGATATTCTACGGGAATTACAACAATAACCACAGATGGTGATGTTAATAATACATTAACAACAAATGGGTTTGTTTTATTTAAAAATACTTCTACATTTTTAGATGACAAGGTATTTACTGTGTTGTCAACACCAATTTCCTTTGGATCTAATGTAAACGCATTTACAATTAATGTTGATGAACTTTCTGTTCCACCACCATCGTTTAGTATTTTAAGTTCATCGGGATCTCTTGTCTTAGCTACATTAGAATTTCCATCAGGTAACTTGGGGTATCAATTTGAAGTATTATATACTCATGAGAATACATTTACAATATACGTAGGGGAAACTATTTTTGAACATACTTATGTTAATGGTGGAACTATTAAAAATATAACAAGAGGAAAAACTCCAGTTCATATTGGAATATCTACCATTTCAAATGGACATTTATTGGAACCAGAAATTACTAATGTTGGAGCTGGATTTACAAATTATATAACAATTTTAAATACCAATTTGCAAAAAGAGATTGAATCTACCGATACGTCTATTCAACTGGGATCAATAGCAGGAATTAATAGTTATACAGATTATATCACTGTTGTTGGAGCTGCAATTACTGACGTTAAAATAACTGATATTGATTATAAAACTAATGAAGTTACTATAAATCAACCAATTACAATTCAAAATATATCTCCAGCACTATCTGAAGTAATTGTTCGTAGGTATGATTCTTTAGATCTTATAGTAGATAGTCCAAATTCTTATTTTGATCTCGATTTAATTTATAGTAACGAATCATCTCCAGGTATTGGAAGCTATGCTAAATGTGATTTAGTAGTTTCAAATAATGGGACAATTTCTCAATTTGAATTAAAATCTCTTGGAAGTTCGTATGGACAAGGTGAGATATTAACTATAGAAACTGGTGGAGTAACTGGCATACCAACATTTAGTTCTTTGGTTGTTAAAAATATTACCAACGAAGTAGGAATATTTACTGGTTCATTATCGACATTTAATGATCGATTTGGTTTTTCAGTATCGACAAGTGATGATGGGAATTTTATAGTTGTTGGTTCACCATATGATGAGGATCCAAACTCAGGATCTTCATCTGGATTAGTTTATCTATTTGACAAAGTTGGAATTGGATATAGTCAAGTTGGAATTTTAACTGGATTGTATGCGTCAAATGCTGATGATAATTTTGGATATTCTGTTGCTATAAGTGGGGATGGAACAAAAATTATTGTCGGAGCTCCATATGATGAGTATCCTGGCAACCCAGGATCAAGTGGTCTTGTATATGTTTTTGATAGATCCTCAGGACCTACATTCACAAATGTGGGAATTATTACAGGTGCTTATGCATTTGGGGCATTTGATACATTTGGATGGCAGGTTGATACAAGTTATGATGGAAATATAATAGCAGTTTCTGCTATTGGAGATGAAGATCCAAGTTTAAATGCAAGTACATCTAGTGGAGTCGTATATGTTTACGAAAGACAAAATAGTCCAACAATTGGGTTTAATACTGTAGGAATTATAACCGGACTTTATGCTTATAACAGTGGAGATAACTTTGGTAGTTCAATTGCATTGAGTTCTAATGGTGAATTTTTGATATGTGGGGCACCAAATGATGAATCTCAGGGAGTAGTGTACGTATATCAAAATATATCATCAAATTGGACTCAAGTTGGGATAATAACAGGACCAAATCCAAATAATATAGTTCAAACGACATTATTTGGATATTCTGTTGAAATTAATGACGATGGGAAAATATTGGCTATTGGCGCAGTTAATGATAATAGTGGTATAGGTGGGGCAAGATCCGGAACTGTATATGTTTATGAAAAAATTGAAAATCAGTACTATATCATACAAATACTTAATGGTCTGTATGCAAATAATGTTGACGATGCTTTTGGATCTTCAATTTCTATGACAAGTGATGGTAAATTAATAGCCATTGGAACAAAGGAAGATGAATATCCAGGAGTTGAAGATTCAAGTGGAATTGTTTATCTATATGAACGTATTACTGAGAATTATCTTGGATCAGATTATGTAAACATCGGCATACAAACTGGAATTTATGCTAAAAATTTAAATGATAATTTTGGAACTTCCGTTAAGTTACCTTCAAACGGAACATCATTGGTTGTTGGTTCTCAATATGATTCATTTACTACTACGGGAATAGGTACATCTGGAGTTGTGTCAGTTTTTGATCTTGAGAGAAATTCTTCCTTTGATGAATTCCAGGTAACAATTGACCAAACATTTACCGATTCATTCTCTGGTTATGTTTTTGGTGAATTAGTTGTCTTTGATAGTTTCGATAGATTATTTAATGGGAAGAGAGTTGAGTTTCCATTAAAGTTGGGAGGACTACAAACAACATTACGAGCAAGACCGGGATCCACTTTAGAACTTGAATATAATTTAATTGTATTCATAAATGATATTTACCAAGTACCGAATCAATCATATACTTTTAGTGGAGGAAGTATTATAACATTTTTAGAACCTCCAAAGCAAGGAGATAAATGTGTAATTCTTTTTTATTACGGAACTAAGGAAGTTGACACAAGAAATGTTGATATACTTGAAACTATAAAAATAGGAGACAATATAACATTAAATTCAAATTTACTTTCTTTGCAGCAAACATCAAGAACAGTGACAGATATAATCGCCACTGATATTGTTGAAACAAATGTCTATCAAAACACTGGTGTTACTAACGATCCAAACTTACAAAGACCTGTTACATGGTGTAAGCAATTGTATGATAAAATTATTGACGGAAATGTTGTAGGAAAATCGAGAGAAATTTACGAGCCAGAAATATATCCCAAAACACAAATTATTAAAAGTGTTGGAATAGGAAGTACCGAATCAATATTTGTGGAGAATGTAAAAATATTTTTTGATAGTGACGACGAATATGAACCAATTGGAATTTTAAAAAATTCCCAAAGAAATATTGTTATTGTTTCAAATGATGCCATAAGACAAGCCGAGGTATCTATTTCTATAGGAAATAATTTAAGAATCTCTTCAGTAAATATAATAGATAAAGGACTCGGATACTCCGATCCACCTGATATAACAGTATCATACCCATCATTTACAGGAATTGGAACTACAACAAATAATCGAGCAGAAATAACATGCTCTATTGATTCATTTGGATCCATTTCTTCAGTTCAATTAAATAATCCTGGATATGGATATACAACAACTGATATTACCAAAGTTCATGTTGGTCCTCCAACAATAGCATATGAAAAAATTAATCAAGTCAATTATGAGGGGGATTTTGGATGGGTAACTGGAATAGGAACAACATCAACAGTTGGATTTAATACAAATTTTGTATTTGAATTATATATTCCAGAAAATTCATATCTTAGAGAATCTGCATATGGAATTCCAATTGATAAAAGTGGAATACTTCCAGGATATTACTTTAAAATAAGTAATAGTAATATTGGAAATTCTGTCTTTGGAGTATCTTCTCTAGATGTCAATGATAGTAGTGTAATTTCAGTTGGTAGTTCTTATTTGGATGGAATATATAATGTAGAATCTGTTGGAGTAGCAATTACTGAAGTTCCAGGATTATCAGTTGGTCTCGGAAGAACAGAAATTGTAAGGGTTGTTGTTCCTGTTGCTTCATATAACGGTCTAGACATTGCTAGTGGAGGAAATATAGGAACAATTGGTGGAAATTCGGGTTATATATATGGACAATATATTGGTGATTTTTCATGGGGAAGGATAAGTGATTTAAAGAGAACTCAACTAAAGCAATTTAATTATTATAAGAATGGAATTTTAGGTCTTTCAACATCCGCAACAGTTATTAGAGAAAATAAATTAAAGGCATTAGGATACACTCAAAATAATTAATAAATACATATAAAAACAATACCAATGGCAGCAATTATTACTGATCAATTAAGAATATTGAATGCAAAGAATTTTTTGTCGGATATAATTAATCCTTCAAACTCATATTATACTTTTGTTGGATTGGCAAATCCATTTGATTATGATCCTAATTGGGATGTTAACCCACCATCGCCAAAAGATAGTTTTGACCAAGAAAATTTGACTTGGGATAATATGATATCATTGAAAAGAATTAATAGTAGTGATGTCAAACAAGTTGTAAGAAAAATAGATTGGATTTCTGGTGTAATATACGATAGGTACAGAAATAATATAGATAGAGATAATTTATCAAATCAATCTTCATCTACAAGTTTATATGCTTCAAATTATTATGTTGTAACAAGTGACTATAGAGTTTATATTTGTTTAGAGAATGGAGAAAATCCAGAAAATCCAAACGGAAAACCATCTTTGGATGAGCCAAGATTTACAGATTTAGAGCCAAGAACTGCTGGAAATAGTGATGATGGATATATTTGGAAATATTTGTATACAATATCACCAGCAGATGTTATAAAATTTGAATCCACACAATATATTCCCGTACCTAGAGATTGGAGTACAAATGTTGATGTTGCAACAATTAGAGAGAATGCTTCTGAAAGTGGTCAATTAAAAACTATAGTAATTAAAGATAGAGGAGAAGGATTAGGAATTCCAAATCAAGTATATAATAGAATACCAATAAAAGGTGATGGAAACGGTGCGGAAGCAACTATCATAGTCAATAATGATTCAAGAATAGAAAGTATAACAATTGCAAATGGAGGAAAAGGATATTCATTTGCAAGTATTGATCTTGAAAATAGCTCCTTTCCTACAACTGGAGTAACAAGATTGCCACAATTTGAAGTTGTTATTCCTCCCAAAGGTGGACATGGTTTCGATATTTATAGAGAGCTTGGAGCTACTAATTTATTAATATATTCAAGATTTGAAAATGACGTACAAGACCCAGATTTTATAATTGGAAATGAAATATCTCAAATTGGAATACTTGCAAATCCAAAATTTTATGGGACAAATGAAATTTTAACCAAAGATAAAGCAAGTGCCGTATCCTCCATTAAAATAGGAACTGGATTTCAAGACATCTCATTTTCAGCGGATAGTAATATTTTCCAAACTGTTGGATTGGGTTCTACAGCTGTTGGAAGGGTTATATCATATGATAAAACTACAGGCATATTAAAATATTGGCAAGACAGGTCCAGTTATGGATATGATTATGATGGATCACAAATATCATCAACTTATGGTTATACTGTCTTAAAATTTACATCATCTCCAAGTATTGGGGGAAATCTTGATATTGTAAGTGAAAGTGGAGATGCCGCACCAATAGATGTTCAATTTGGAACCGCAATAAATCCGGGTATAACTACTACAATAAATAATAGAACATACTATCTTGGACAATCTTTTGTAAATGGGTTAGCAAATCCCGAAGTAGAAAAATTTTCTGGGGATTTGATTTATATTGATAATAGACCACCTATTACTAGGTCTCAAAATCAAAAAGAAGATATTAAAGTTATTTTGCAATTTTAAAAAGTCATGCCACAGGAAACTAATTTCAACGTATCTCCTTATTTTGATGATTTTGATAAAGATAAAGAGTATTATAGAGTTCTTTTTAAGCCTGGATTACCAGTTCAAGCTAGAGAATTAACTACATCGCAATCAATATTACAAAATCAAGTTGAGCAACTGGGTAAAAAATTTTTTAAGGATGGTGAAATAGTAATTCCTGGAACTTTAGCTTATGAAAATCCAATTTATGCGGTTGAAATTGAACCAACATTTAATGGATTGCCGATATCTTTATATTTTAATTCATTGAGATTTAAAAAGATAAAAGGATCTCAAAGTGGAGTAACAGCAGAAATAATTCAAATACTTAACAACGAAGAATCTGAAAGAAAAAATTATACTTTATATGTCAAATACTTAGAAAGTGGTGGAGATAATTTTGATATAAAAAGATTTCAAGACGGAGAAATTTTAATATTACTAGATACTATTTCATATGGTGAAAATTTACGATTTACCGTTCAAAAAAATCAAGGATTTGCAAATACATTGCCAGTAAATTCTTCATCAGAAGGTTCGGCAGTTTCAATAAGTGAAGGTACTGCGTTTGTTCGTGGAATTTTTGCAAATATAAAAAATCAAACTTTAATTCTAGATCAATATGGATCTTCTCCTTCATATAAAATTGGATTTGATATATTAGAGAGAGTTGTAACTGCGGATGAAGACGATTCTTTATATGACAATGCAAGAAGTTTTTCAAATTACACTTCACCTGGAGCAGATAGATTTAAAATTGAATTAATTCTAAGTAAAAAAGATATCAATCAAGTAGAAATTGATAACTTTGTAGAATTGATGAGAGTTACAAATGGAGTTCCAGAATTTCCAATTAAGAATGAAACAAAGCCATATAATGTAGTTAAAAATGAAGTAGCAAAAAGTTTAGCGGATTCAAGTGGAGATTTTTATATAAAACCATTTACTGTTTATGCTAGAGATAGTTTAAATGATAGAGTTTTGACCGATGGAATATATTTTGAAAATCAAACCACAGTTTTAGGCAACACCCCATCAGAAGATAATCTTGTATATCAAATAGGACCAGGAAAAGCTTACGTTAATGGTTATGAGGTAGAAACAACTTCGGCCAGATTATTAGATGCGCCAAAACCAAGAACAACTAATGAGTGTATTAAAGAATTATTGCCTTATAATGCTGGAAATTTATTTGTTTTAAATAACACTCTGGGATCTCCATATATTGGATTGGGAACAGATACTACTGTTAGTTTATTGGATTCAAGATTATCAACGAATAAAGTTGCTACTGGAACTACAATTGGAGTTGCAAGAGTATATGATTATATTCCAGAAAGTAATTATGAAAATGAATCCAGTAGGATGCATTTGAGATTATATGATATACAAACATATACTACATTAACATTTACTAAAAGTGCGGCAATAAAAAGACCAACTTATATTGAGGGCAAGAAATCAAACGCTTCTGGTTACTCTTTAGATTATTCTTTAGATAATGAAATAGATTCGATCACCTTTCCAACAACCGGAATAGGAACAATATATTTTGATCAGGAGTCATTGTCCGGAATAGCAACTATTATTACTGCTAGTCAAGTAGCACATGGACTTAACGTAAATGATAAAGTTTTTATAAGTGGCACTGGGCAAGAATTATTAGATTATCAAAATAATGGAACATTTACTGTACTTTCAACAACTGGTGTAGTCGTTCCATATTTTGATGTCTCTCTTGGAATAGCAACCACATCAACTGTTCCAAATGGAACGGCATTTACAGTTCAATTGCCCGGTGGAGTAGCACCTGAAGATCCAAGTACAATAATTGGATTGGGAAACTTTACAAATTCAACAGCACAAGTCACTGTAAATTCAACTGGACATCCCTTTAAAACTGGAGATGAAGTTTACATTGAAAATACAAGTAATATCAAGTTCAATAACAATTTTATTGTAACAAATTTAAGCGGAAATACTTTTAGGTTAAATGGAGTAACTGCTTTAAATTATTATAATGGTCCCGTTTCTGCAGTTAATGGAGATGCAACTCTTGGTATATCAACAATAAGGTTGTATCAGGTTTCTGGAAGATTTACAAAAGGAGAATTATTAACCTTTAATGGATTGGATAATGATTCAAGAATTTTAAAGGAAGTTGTAGATTATTCAATTTCAGATATAAAATCAATATATTCAGATTCTGTTGTTGGAATTTCTACATTTGCGGCTGATTTAGAACTTGCAAAAGTAACATCAATAGCTCCTCCTGGAACTATTTTTAGAATCACAAATGGACTAAGTGGCGTTTCAACAATTAGCTCTTCAACATTTTTTAATTTTGCAGAATTTTTGAAGGAAGGCGACATTATTTCATATAGCAATCCATTTAAAGTTTCTAATACTCTACCAACTTATAATAAAGTTTCTAAGGTCAATGTTAACGGAAAAGAAATTGAAGTTGTAGCAATTTCAACTGTTTCTGGAGTTGCTGATGGTGCTTTATATACAAATATATCAAATCCATCTGATTATTATGATTCAACGAATATAATTAAAATTTCACCATCTGTCTATGGATCTAGAAATAGTGAAAGTTTTATGACAAGATTATCCTATCCAAACGTAGCATCTTTGGACTTGGAAAATAATACCTTAACTCAAAGACGATTATTTACTAATGTTGCATTTAGCAATCGAACATTAAATGTTGACATTAATCCAGAAGATACTGATGTTTATTTTGCATCTTTCGATGAAGATAGGTATGTAATTACATATTCTAATGGGAAAAAAGAAATTATTAGATTTGATAAATTTAATGTAAGTAATAATGGAAAACGAGTTACTTTTGTAGACCTGACAAATTCTCCATCTTCAAGTGGATTTGCTGATGTAATAGTTACCGTAATTAACTACAAACCAAATTCAAAAATTAAAAAATTAAATAGAGTATCAACTTTAACTGTATCAAATTCAAAATATGATTATTCTGGTACGGGTGATGGCACAAAAGATGATGGATTGACTTATAGTAGAGTTTATGGAACTAGAGTTCAAGATAAAGAAATTTCATTAAATGTGCCAGATGCAATACGTGTTTTAGCAATATATGAATCTACAAGCACAAATGATCCACAATTGCCAAGAATTCAAGTCAATCAGAATACTTCAGACATTATTGTAGGAGAGCAATTTGTAGGAGAACAATCTGGATTTGTTGGATTGGTCGTTAAAAAAATAGGAACAGATTTAATTGAATATGTTTATTTAAATTCTTTTCCTTTGCAAAATGGTGAAAATGTTGTATTTAAAGAATCGAATAAGTTGATGGGTGTACTTGATATTTTTCAATCTGATAAAAATATCACTCAAAATTATTCATTTGATAATGGTCAAAGAAGCACTTATTATGATTATTCAAGAATAATTAAAAAGAAAAATTCAAACGAACCAGAAAGAAAAATTAAAGTAGTATTTCAAAATTACACAGTTGATTCTTCAGATACTGGAGAAATTTTTACAATCAATAGTTATTCAACATCAGGATTTAAGCATGATATTCCAACATTCGACTCTTCAAGAGTATCGGATTACATTGATATAAGACCTAGAGTTTCTCCATATACTTTAAATCAATATTCACCTTTTGAATTTAATCAGAGAAACTTTACTGGAGATGGTCAATATTCAAAATATATCTTAGCTCCAGGAGAAAATTTACAAGTATGTTATAAGCATTATCTTGGAAGAATCGATAAAATATGTTTAAAGCCAAATGGTTCATTTGAAGTAATTCAAGGAGTACCATCAACTTTACCATTAGCCCCGTCTTTATCAGATAATTGTTTAGATGTAGCAACTATTAATCTTCCTCCATATATTTTTAATATCAATAGCATTGAAGTTGATGTCACAAAACATAAAAAATATACTATGAAAGATATATCTTCATTAGAAGATAGAATAAGAAAACTTGAAGAGTATACTATTTTAAATTCATTAGAAACTCAAACTGAAAACTTAACGTTAAAAGACGCAGAAACAGGATTAGATAGATTTAAATGTGGATTTTTTGCCGATAGCTTTATTAATACGGATTTGCAAGATTTTTCAGACCCAAATAATAAAGTATCAATAGATACAAAATTAAAAACATTAAGACCAACTCATTATACAACTGCGTTAGATATGCAGTTGGGGTCTGAAGTTATATTAGGAATTTCAAATGAGTTCGATCAATCAAAAGATCATGATTTTGTTACAAATTTGGGGTCAATTAATGTTAGAAAAACCGGAGATTTGATCACATTAAATTATTCGGATGTATTATATTTTGAACAACCCTATGCAACAAGAACTGAAAGTGTTACTCCATTCTTAGTGAAGTACTGGACTGGAACAATTGAATTGCGTCCACCACTTGATTCTTGGGTAGAAGAAAGGGAGGTTGTTAATAGATTATCCAATGAAAAATATAATATATTAAATGCTCTTCCTGATATTAATATATCAACAACAAATGACGTTGTAGAAAATAAGGTAGTTTTTAGAGAAAACGTCAACACTAGAACTGGAGTAGCAAATAATATTTGGATAACTAATCGATCAAGTGTTGCATCTTTAAATTTATGGTGGAATAGTTTTAGAACAAGAAATAGTAGTGCTTTAAATAGTTCAATTGTCACATCCAATGGAAGAAGAGTTGTTAGATTCAGGGCATTTAGGAAAAGATTGGATTCTGCAGACCAAAATTATTTAAGGTCCGTATTGCCAGAAGATATTGCAAATAGTTACATCACTCAAGTTCAAAGTAGTGGAGTAAATCAAGCAATTTTCTTGGAATTTTCTCCAAACTTTACAACAACCACTACAGATTCTTCAACAACCACATCAGTTCAGACAGTCAGCAATACAACAACAACTACTATACCACCAGATATAACAGTAGGAGAAGATTCAGTTTCAGAATCAGTTTCAAACTTTACTGAACCTATAAGATATTTAAGATCAAGAAATATAGAATTTGATGTTAAGGGATTAAGACCAAGAACAAGATTTTACTCATTTTTTGAAGGTATTGATGTAAGTTCATATATTATTCCAAAATTATTGGAAATTGATATGATATCTGGAAGGTTTGAAATTGGAGAGACGGTAGAAACTGATCCTCATTTTACTGCCAGTAAAATTAGATTTAGAGTTTGTAAGCCAAATCATAAATCTGGACCATTTGCATCGCCAGTAGAAAAATTCAATCTTATACCATATACACAACAATCACCCCCAGATAATTACACAGAATCTTCAAGTTATTTAAACGTAGATACAAGATCTTTAGAGTTGAGCAGTGAAGTAGATTATTATGGTCAAATTTCTGTGGATATGAAAATTATTGGAAAAACATCTGGAGCAGTTGCAAGAGTTAAAACTAATAGATTAATTTCAGATAATGTTGGTAGATTGATTGGATCTTTGTTCATTCCAGATCCGAAAATACCAGGAAATCCAAAATGGATTAATGGAGAAAACACATTCACCATTATTGATGTTCCTTCTCTTGCATCAGTATCTTCAAATGATAAAAATGTTATAAATGAAAGCTCCGCAGAAAAAGATTTTACATCAACTGCAAATACTAATGTAACTGAAAAAACAATATTGACTACAAGGAATTATAATATAACTCCATCAAGAAATGTCAATACTACAGTAATAACAAATACGACTACAAATACTACCACAGTAACTCAATCAACTACCCAAACTAATTTTGTCAACAGATGGGAGGTTAGGGATCCATTAGCGCAGTCATTCTATGTTCCAGACGAAACTGGAATATTCTTAACTGGAGTTGATGTTTATTTTGAATCTGTAGATGATAGTATTCCAGTTACTCTTCAAATTCGCACAATGATTGCTGGAGTTCCAAGTAATGTTGTTATTCCATTTTCTGAAGTTACTTTGGTTCCAGATGAAATAAATGTTTCTACTAATGGAATACTTCCAACCAGATTTAGATTTAGTTCACCAGTATATTTACCTGGACCTAAGCCACAAGAAGTTAGAGGAGCCCCTATTGCAAGTGAGCAAACTGCAGAATATGCAATTGTTCTTTTATCCAATAGTGCAAACTATAGAGTTTTTATTGCCCAATTGGGTGAAAATGATATATTAACCAACATAAAAGTTGGATCACAACCAACTTTAGGAAGTTTGTTTAAATCACAAAATGGCACTACCTGGACTCCATCTCAATTGCAAGATTTAAAGTATAAAATTTATAGAGCAGATTTTGCAAATCAAGGTGTTGTTAGATATTTTAATCCGGTTCTGTCTTTAAAGAATAATAAAGTTAGTGTTTTGGGTGAAAATCAAATTCAATTATTATCTAAAAAACTTGCATTAAAGACAAATATAGAACCTAAATCAAATGTTGTTCCGGGAGTAACAATTTATCAAAATAATAGATCTCAAGGCAAATTAATAGGAATTGGTGGAAGTATATCTACAGGACTTGGAGTGACAATTTCTAGTGTTGGAACTGGATATACTCCAGCCTCTGGAACATATACATTTGAAGATAAAGTTCTTATTACTGAAACTGGATTGGGAAGTGGCGCAATTGCAGATATCGTTGTCACTGATGGAATAATATCTGGAGTCAATATTGTTAATGGTGGTTTTGGATATCAAATTGGCGATTCATTATTAGTTCCCAATGTTGGGCAAGATGTTGGTTTTGGTGCTAAAGTATCGGTATCTAATTTATCATTTAAAAATACGTTGTTCCTTGATAACATTACTGTAATTGAATCTGATTTTAGTGTTGGAGTGGAACTTCTGTATATTAATGAAGTTGGAATTTCTTCTCAAGTAGGAGTTAGCACGGAAAATTCAACATTTGCAGTTCCAACACAGATTATTTCCGATAATTATTACGACGGACAGCATTTAAAAATAAATTGTTTAAATCATGGTATGCATTCAAGTCAAAATTACGTTAGAATTAGTAATTTGAGACCAGAGCGTGATTCATTAAATACAAAGTTGATTCAACCATTATCATCTAACGAAACTACATCAATAAACGTTGATAGTACAATTGGATTTGAACAATTTGAAGGATTTAATGTAGATGAAAGTAACCCAGGATATATAATAATTGGATCTGAGGTTGTTGGTTATACTACTGTTTCCAATTCAACTACTCTCGGAGGTCTTTCTCAAAGTATTCAGAGAGGTATTGATGGATCAGAATCTCAAGCTTATGATTCTGGAATTTTAGTATACAAATATGAACTTAATGGAATTTCTTTAAGAAGAATCAACAAGGTTCATTCATTACTAGCAGTAGATGAAGAAATTCACCCAACAACATTCAATTCTTTCCATGTAAAAATTGAATCAGGAAGTGATGATTTTGAATCAAATCCAATAGGATTTTCTAGAGGAAGTGCAATCAATTTCAAAAATACCAAGTCGGTTGGAGAATCTGGAACTTTGGTATCAAATAACATTCCATTTGAATTAATTACTCCCAACTTTGCAACAATAGTTCCAAGTGAGACATCTTTATCCGCAAGAGTTAGAACTTTTAGTGGAACAAGTATTGATGGAGATGAAACTTCGTATGAAGATCAAGGATATGATGATATTTCTTTAGAAACTACAAAGCAATTTGATTCCCCAAGATTGGTGGCATCTGCTGTTAATGAATCGAGATTGATAGAGGGTTCTCCTGGAAATAGAAGTTTGACCATAGAGTTGAATATGACTACAAACGATAGTAGAGTTTCTCCAGTAATAGATGATGTAACAACTTCGATAATTTTAACCTCTAATATAATTAATGCTCCAGCTGGAGTAAAAGAAAATTCTACTTTTGCAGATGTTGAATACGTAAGAGGTTCAAATGATGAGCATGAATGCGTTTATATCTCAAAACCAATATCTTTAAAACTTCCAGCAAATTCATTAAAAGTTTTAATGAAAGGATTTACTAATGAGGATAGTGATATTAGAGTTTTATATAAATTGATAAGAACCGACTCAAATTCAGATGTAAGTAATTTTGAATTATTCCCCGGATATTCAAATTATCAAGTTGATTCTTTGGGAGTAAAACGTGTTATTGATCCATCAAGAAATGATGGATCTTCAGATAGAAAAATAGTTTCAACATCTGAGGAAGTTTTTGACGAACTTGAGTATACTGTAGATAATCTCCCAGAGTTTAATGCTTATGCAATCAAAATTATCATGGCTTCAAAAAATCAAGCAAAGCCACCGTTGATCAAATCATTAAGAGCAATTGCAACTCTTAAACCGCAGATATAAATTATGGATGATAGATATATTCCAGTTCATGGAAAAGACAATTTGGTGAGAGATTCTTATACAAATGGAATCGTAAATACTGACGTTCAATCATATAATGCTTATATTGAGGCATATAAACAAAAATCCAAAGAATTAAAACGTGTAGAAACTCTTGAAAATGATCTCAATGAAATAAAAGATGACATTAATGAGATAAAAGATTTATTAAAATCTTTGTTATCAAAATAATATAGATATTAATAAAGAGTATTTTTATGGCACAACCATCTACTAGACAAGAATTTATAGATTATTGTTTACGAAAACTTGGTGCGCCTGTTTTGGAAATTAACGTTGCCGAAGAGCAAATTGAGGATTTGGTTGATGATGCCTTACAACTGTATCAAGAACGATGCTTTGATGGTTCATTTCAAACATTTTTAAAATATAAAATAACTCAACAAGATATTGATAGGGGAAGAGCAAAAAACCCAAATGGAGTTGGTGTCAGCACAATGACTACATCAACAAATATACCTGGAATTGGAACAACTTCTTTTAATTTTTATGAGACCGGAAATTATATTCCAATACCACCTCACATTTTAGGAATAAGAAAAATATTTTCATTTGAAGGTTCCAATTCCGTTGCAAGCGGAATGTTTAGTTTAAAATATCAACTATTTTTAAATGATGTTTATTATTGGAGTTCCGTTGATTTATTAACCTATTCGATGGTAAAAACTTATTTGGAAGATATCGACTGGCTACTTTCTACTCAAAAACAAATAAGATTCAATAAGAGACAAGATAGGCTTTATTTGGATATTGATTGGTCGTCATTATCAGTTGGGCAATATTTAGTAATTGATTGTGATCGATTATTAGATCCAAATGATTATTCAAGAGTTTGGAATGATTCATTCTTAAAGATGTATACAACATCATTGATTAAAAAGCAGTGGGGTCAGAATTTAATTAAATTCCAAGGAGTTAAACTTCCTGGAGGTATAGAATTTAATGGGAGACAAATGTATGATGATGCACAAAGAGAAATAGACACTTTAATTGAAAAAATGTCTTCTACCTATGAATTACCACCATTAGACATGATAGGATAATATGTTAAATCCATTTTTTCTCAACGGAACTAAAGCAGAGCAAGGACTTGTTCAAGATTTAATCAACGAACAGTTGAGAATGTATGGCGTTGAAGTATATTATATTCCAAGAATATTTAAAAAAGAAAATACAATAATTAAAGAAGTAGTAGAATCAGAATTTGAAAACGCATACCCATTAGAAGCATATGTAAATGACTATGAAGGGTATGGAGGACAAGGAACCATTTTATCAAAATTTGGTCTCCAAGATATGGATGATCTCACTTTAACCATATCAAGGGAAAGATTTGAAACGTACATAGTTCCATTAATAAAACAACTTCCAAATATTAAACTACCGGATAGACCTAAGGAAGGAGATTTAATTTGGTTCCCATTGGGAGATAGGTTATTTGAAATAAAATTTGTAGAGCACGAACAACCTTTCTATCCATTAAAAGGAAATTACACTTATGAATTAAAGTGTGAACTTTACAGATATGAGCAAGGAGAAGTTGTTGATACAAGTATTGACGAAATTGATGATAATTTGATAGATGCTGGATACATCCAAACTTTACAAATGATTGGAATTGCAGTGACGGCAACTGCATACACATCAATTGTAAATGATGGAATTCAATATATTGAAGTCACTAATATGGGTAGGGGTTATACATCTGTCCCAACAGTGGCTATATCTTCTGCATTCCCAGGAACGGGATATCCAACATTTATTCCAGCAGGAAGAACTGGAATTGCGACAGCAGTTCTTGAAAAAAACCTGCCAGATTTTTGTGAGATGGACACTAATAAATCTAAGGTTGTTAGGGTTGATTTAATAAATCCCGGATATGGATATACACAAACTCCATCAGTTTCAATTCTTGATGGTGGCGGTGAAAGTGCTACGGCAAAAGCATATTTAAAGGATGGTATTATTGGAATAATAACATTATCAAATGCGGGGTCTGGATACTCCGTAAGACCCTCTATAACCTTTGTTGGAGGAGGAACCACAGTATCTGCGGCAGCAACGGTAAGATTGACTCCAAGTGGATCTATAGAAGGAATCTATATCACTAATGCCGGAGCTGGATATTCAACAACACCGCAAATAATTATTGGATCACCATCTGCTGGCGGAACTGGTACATATGATTTTAATGAAGTTGTTGTTGGAACAATTAGTAGTACAACTGCAAGAGTAAAGAGATGGAATATTAATAATTATCTTCTTGAAGTTGGCAATCTTAATGGGAAATTTATAGACGGTGATGTTCTCGTTGGTCAGGAATCTGGAGCTAGATATACTGTTAGAATTATAAATACTGATAATCTTGCAGACCCACAAGATCAATTTAAAGATAATAAGGAAGACGTTTTTGCCGACAACAAAAACATTCAACAAGAAGCAAATTTAATAATAGATTTTTCAGAGCAAAATCCATTTGGAACACCATAGGTAAAGGGAAATGTTTGAATATTTTTACTTTGAAATTTTTAGAAAAGTTGTAATAGGATTTGGAACTTTATTTAATAGTATCGAATTAAGAAAAACAAATGCAGAAGGGATAGTTACATCTGTTGTCAAAGTTCCTATTGCTTATGGACCAAAACAAAAGTTTTTAGCAAGATTAAATGAAGCTCCAAAAGATCTTAATAATCCAGTTCAAATTACATTGCCAAGGATGTCATTTGAATTTAATGGATTAACTTATGATCAAGATAGAAAATTAACCACGACAGAATATTTTACTGTTAAAGATAAAGATAATCCAAATTCTGTGATTAAAACATTTATTCCCGTTCCATATAATATGGCATTTGAGTTAAATATAATGACAAAGATAAACGATGATGCTCTCCAAATTATAGAACAAATACTTCCGTATTTTCAACCAGCATACACTCTTACAATAGATTTGCAAAAAGAAATTGGTGAGAAGAAAGACATTCCTTTTCAAATAGAAGGAATAACAATGCAAGATGATTATGAGGGAAATTTTGAAACAAGAAGAGCTTTAATATATACTATTAAATTTACTGCAAAAACATATCTATTTGGTCCTACTAAGAAAATTACTGATGGTATTATTAGAAAAAGTACAATTGGATTTGTTGCTGGAACTACGTCAGATAATCCAGATGCTATAACAAGAGACGCAACATATTCAGTTACTCCAACTGCAACAAAGAGTTACAGTGATACAGTAGTTGCATATCTAACAAAAGATGTTTTAAGAAGTGATACCGTGTTGAGTTTAAATGAAATTAGTAATATTTCTGTCGGATCAATAATAACAATAAATTCTGAATCTTTAAAAGTCACTTATATCGATTCAAACAAAAAAACTGTTACCGTTGTAAGAGGAAGTTATAAAACAAAAGCAACAGATCATGTTTCTGGAACTGGAGTAGAAAAGGTTGTTCAGGCTGACAATGATTTAATTCAACCGGGAGATGATTTTGGTTTTGATGGGAAGTTATTTTAATTCTTATGAAAAATAATAATTTAGATTCTATTTTTAATATCGAAGATTCTGATATTACTGCAATTCAAAAAACTGTAGATATTAAATCTATCGATTCTTCAAGTGATTTAGATATAAAAAGAGATATAGAAAAAGATTACAAATATAGTAGATCCAACATATATTCTATCATAGAAAAAGGTCAAGATGCAATTAATGGAGCACTGGAATTGGCAAGAGAAACTGAATCTCCAAGAGCTTATGAAGTAACTGGTCAATTAATTAAAAATGTTGCCGATGCTACCGAAAAACTTTTAGATTTGCAAAAAAAATTAAAAGATATAGAAGAAGTAAGGGAAATAAAAGGACCATCTACTGTAAATAATTCGTTATTTATTGGATCGACAGCAGAACTTACTAAATTTATCAAATCGCAGAAAAGTGAGGGAGACGCTAAATAAATTATATAGATTTTTTAATAGAAATGTTAAACGAAGATCATAAAGAAGTTGCTTCTGGCAAAAAGAAGGATGATGAAGGGTATATGGCAAGAGTTGAATTAGATCAAATTGAAAGATCTATTCAAAAACTTCGTACAGTAATAAAAACATCAGATCACCAACTTCCCGCTTGGGTTCAATCAAAAATTACAAGAGCAGCAGATTTTATTGATACGGCAGCAGAGTATCTTCAAAGTGATGAAGGAATTGAAGAGGGAAAAGATCCAAGTTTTGCAATTAAAAAATCTTCTGGTGCTGGTGCATTGACACCGGATGCGGCAAAACAACTTGGATCAAAGGCAGTAGAACTTCAAAAGAAAAAGGCAGCATCTGTATCTTTACCGTCAGTAAAAAAAGAAGAAGTATCTTTAGTAGAAAAAATTCTTGGCGAAGAGAAGTGCGGTAAAGGAATGTATTGGTGCAATACAGATAAAAAATGCAAACCAATGCCAAAGGGATTTGATGTTCCAGGACAATCAAAAAAACCAACTGAAGTTGGAATTGGCAAAAATGTTGATGGGACTAAATCCGGAGAAAAATGTTCCCACACAAAAGAAGGTGAATCATGTTCCGTTCATGGGAAAAAGGCATGTCCTGTAAGTGAGGAAAAGGATCCAAAAGGTCCAGTTCAACCATACAAATCCCCAGAAGAAATTGCAAAAAAGCACAAAGTTTCTCCAGAATCAATAAAAAAACAACTTGAAATTGGAATAAAGGTTGAAGGAGAACATACTTCCAATAAAACTTCAGCTAGAATTACAGCACTTCAACATTTAGATGAAGTTCCGGATTATTATACAAAATTGAAAAAGGTAGAATCCAAAAAAAGCGTGACAGAGGCAACAAGAATAAAAGCACAATCTGGAAATATTGTTGCTGTGACTTTATCATGGCGAGGAAAATATTATTATGTTCAAATGTTCTTCCCTCAATCAAAATTTCCATCAAGAGAAGAAGTATCATTTGAAGTTCAGAAAATATATCCAAACTCAAGAGTAGTGGCATATAAAATTGCAGAATTAAATCCAGGTGAGCCATTTATTCAAATTTCCAATACTCCATCAAAAAACTATCTTTTAAATAATAAAGTAGTTGGAGAGGGGGTTGAAATAGAGGAAGCAAAAAAGTCCGAGATGCCTTGCAATAAACCAAAATCACAAGCACATGGTTCTGGTGAACAAGGCAAGTCACATGTAGTAAAAGCATGTGCAAATGGTAAAGAGAAACTTATACGATTTGGTCAACTTGGAGTAAAAGGATCACCTAAGAAAAAAGGTGAATCTGACGAATATGCAAATCGTCGTGAAAGATTTAAATCGAGACATGCGAAAAATATTGCAAAAGGAAAAATGAGTGCGGCTTATTGGGCAGATAAAGTTAAATGGTAGGTAGTTTATGAGTAATGATGAACATTATCTTGGTAATCCGTTACTAAAAAAAGCAAATATATCAATTGAATATACTCAAGAGCAAATTGATGAAATCATAAAATGTTATGATGATCCTCTATATTTTGCCGAAAATTATGTGCAAATTGTAACTATTGATAAAGGATTACAACCTTTCAAAATGTATCCCTTTCAAAAGAAAATGATTAGGCGGTTTCATGATAACCGTTTTAATATATGTAAACTTCCTCGTCAATCTGGAAAGTCCACCACAGTTTGTGCATTTTTATTGCATTATGCCATTTTTAATGACAATGTAAATATAGCAATTCTTGCAAACAAAGCAAATACTGCAAGGGATCTTCTTCAAAGATTACAAACAGGATATGAAAATCTTCCAAAATGGTTACAGCAGGGAGTTTTATCTTGGAATAAAGGTTCTTTAGAATTAGAAAATAAATCAAGGATTTTTGCTGCCTCAACATCTGCATCATCTGTCAGAGGAAGCACTTTCAATATTATCTTTTTAGACGAATTTGCGTTCGTTCCAAATACTGTTGCTGATAATTTTTTCAGTTCAGTATATCCAACAATAACTTCTGGACAATCATCAAAAGTTATAATTGTTTCTACTCCATTTGGAATGAATCATTTTTATAAACTTTGGGATGATGCACAAAAGCAAAAAAATAGTTACGTTCCCACAGATGTCCATTGGACTGATGTTCCTGGTAGAGATGAAAAGTTTAAAGCAACTACAATTGCAAATACTTCAGAATCTCAGTGGAGACAAGAATTTGAATGTCAGTTTCTTGGATCAACAGATACTTTAATATCTGGAGCAAAATTAAATACACTTGCATTTGACACTCCATCAAAATCTCATAATGGATTGGATGTATATGAATATCCACAAGAAGATCATAGTTATGTAATAACAGTCGATGTTGCAAGAGGTGTTGAAAAAGATTATTCCGCTTTTACAGTTATAGACATATCACAATTTCCGCACAGATTGGTAGCAAAATATAAAAATAATCAAATAAGACCAATTGTATTTCCACAGACAATAAAAGAAGTTGCCGTAAATTACAACAAAGCTTATGTTTTATGTGAAGTAAACGATGTTGGAGATCAAGTGGCGGCAGGCCTTCATTATGACCTTGAATATGAAAATGTTCTTATGTCATCAATGAGAGGAAGAGCTGGTCAAGTTTTAGGTCAAGGATTTTCTGGCAAAAAGTGTCAGTTGGGAGTTAAGATGTCTAAAGCAACCAAAAAAGTTGGATGTTTAAATTTAAAAGCATTGATTGAAGAAGACAAACTTTTAATTTCTGATTTTGATACTATTTCGGAACTGACTACATTCATACAAAAAAATAATTCATTTGAAGCCGAAGAAGGAAGGAACGATGATCTTGTGATGTGCCTTGTAATTTATTCTTGGTTAATACAACAAGATTATTTTAGAGAACTAACGGACCAAGATATTAGAAAAAGATTATACGAAGAACAAAAAAATCAAATAGAGCAAGACATGTCTCCATTTGGGTTTATTACTGATGGAATAAGCGAGGAACACTCTTTTGTAGACAAGCAAGGGGATAGATGGCACGTTGATGAATATGGTGGTATGGAATATATGTGGGATTATATAAGTTGATCATTCTGAAAAACATTATTTTAATAAATATTTTTTAGATAAACTGAGTCTTAGGAGAAAAACATGGCGACTCCTCAATTATCTCCTGGTGTATTAATCAGGGAAGTTGATTTAACGGTAGGAAGGATCGACAACATCGTAGATAACATCGGAGCTATTGCTGGACCATTTGTAAAAGGTCCGGTAGAAGATCCTGTTACTATTGAAACAGAAGAAGAGTTAATTCGGGTTTTTGGAAAACCCCAAAGTACTGATGGTCAGTATGAGTATTGGATGACCGCATCCTCATTCCTCTCATACGGTGGAATAGTTAAAGTTGTGAGAACAGATGGAGAGACAATTGTAAACTCCAGCACAAGAACCGCTCAAGAAGATGAACTCACCTCCATTACTGCGGCATATGGAAGTGGTCCTACAGAATATGTTGCAGACAGTGCAAGAACAGAAGGTGTTTATCAATTATCACAATTAAACGCTGCATCACTGTTAGCATCAACTGCTGCAGTAGGATACGGTTTTACCGTTTCTTCTAGTGATGGAACTTCATCTCCAGGATCTGGTGCAATTATTTCTGTTGGAATTGGAACCACTGGAGAAATTGTTTCTTTAAGTGTAATTAATGGAGGTTCAGGATACGAATCTAATGACATTATCTACATTAATGATGGTATTTTAGGAAATACTGCAAATGATAATCCAATCAGAATTATTGTAGATGGAATTCAAGATGCTGCAGATTCCGTCGTTGCTGATCCAGATTTAAAGATTAAAAATCTCAATGACTATGCTGGAACAGAAGGTGATGTAATCCCGTATATGTTTGCTGGAAAGAATCCAGGAACATGGTCTAATAATTTAACTATTGCTTTAATTGACGACAAGGCAGACCAAATTCTCAATGTAGGTGGAGTTGCTGCAACTGCTGCTCAAGTTGGATTTGGTGTTACTGTATCAATCGATCAAGTTAGAAGACCAGTTAGAAGAACTGGAAGAAATGATCAGGGCGGTGGATTCTTTACCGAAAACGGTTATCTGAAAGCAATCGTTACTGGTAAAGATGCAACTCTTGGTACAATTGACGTTAAAATTACATCAAAAGTTGATTCGGATGGAGCAGAGACACCAATCGAATATAAGAACAGATCAAGACACGCATCATTTAAACCAGGAAACCAAATTGTAGTTCGCAACACCTCTGGTGTTGGAGTTGCTACGGTAACATTGGATCAAGGAAGTGATATTAAGGACTGGTATAATGAGCAATTTATTGCTCTTGAAACTGGTTCAGTTTCTTGGAAGTCAATCGCACAGAAGCCAACAACCAACCAGTGGGTTGCTGATAGAAAGGGAAGAAATGATGCCCTCCACATTGCAATTTTCGATGATCTCGGAACAGTAAGTGGAATTAAGGGAAATCTTCTTGAGAAGCACACATCACTTTCCAAGTCACTTGATGCAATTTCTGCAATAAATCCCCCACAAAGATTATTCTACAAAGATTATCTTGCAGTTTACTCTGAGTATATCTTTGCTGGTGCAAACCCATCAGATATTTCAAATAATGAAGTAACTTATGCTTCAGGATTTGTAGTAAATGCTGATGGAACTTACACCTGGATTCCAGTTCCAGCTGCAGATGGACTTTGGTTCCAAGAAGGAAAAGAAAGAACTTTTGCAGTCGTTGGACCAAAACTTTATAAGTTAACTGGGGGTAAGGATTATACTCCAGAACTTCCTCCATCATCTGCTGATCCAGTAGTACAAGCTCAAATTGTTGCGGTAAATAATGCTGCAACTGTAAGTTTGGCATCAACAAGCACAACAGGAAGTTTGAAGGCAACATTGGGACAAGTTCTTAATGCATATGATTACTTTGCTGATAAGGACGAAATTGCAATCGACTTCTTGCTGATGGGACCAGGACTTGAAGATAAGGAAGAGTCACAAGCAAAAGCACAAAACCTGATTGCTATTGCCGAAGACAGAGGAGATTGCATTGCTTGCATCTCACCACACAGAACAGATGTTCTTGGTGATGGACTCGGATTCGTTAGCACTGATGACATTACGGATAACGTTGTAGAGTTCTTCAGCACTCTTGCATCCTCTTCTTATGCAGTATTTGATAGTGGATACAAGTACATGTATGATAGATTCAACAATGCATTCAGATACATTCCATGTAACGGAGACGTTGCTGGTCTGATGGTTAGAACATCTCTTGAAGCATATCCATGGTATTCACCTGCTGGACAGCAAAGAGGAATTCTGAACAACGCAGTTAAACTTGCATACAATCCAAATAAGGCACAAAGAGATTCTCTGTACACAGCAAGAGTAAATCCAATCATCACTCAACCTGGACTTGGAACTCTTCTCTTCGGAGATAAAACTGCTCTTGGATATGCTTCTGCATTCGATAGAATTAATGTTAGAAGATTGTTCCTCTATGTTGAGCAATCACTGCAAAAACTTGCAGATGCACAACTCTTTGAAATCAACGATAACATTACTAGAGCAAACTTTGTATCTCTCGTTGATCCTTTCCTTGCCGAAATTCAAGCTAAGAGAGGACTCTATGGTTATTTAATTGTTTGCGATGAATCAAACAACACTCCAGACCTCATTGATAATAATGAATTTAGAGCTGACATTTACCTCAAGCCAACTAAGTCAATTAATTATGTAACCTTGACCTTCGTTGCGACAAGAACTGGAGTAAGCTTCGGTGAAGTTGCCGGAACTGTTTAATTAATGTAACCAAATAATAACAAACAACGGAGGACCTAACAATGGCAGCTTTTGCAAATGCTAATAGACCAGAATTAAAGAATATCTCGCAATTTAAAAATAGATTGCGTGGTGGCGGTGCAAGACCAAATCTGTTTGAAGTAACCATCCCAAGTTTCCCAACAAATATCACCGAATATTGGGGAAATAATGATGTTACCGACTTCAACTTCTTGTGCAAATCAGCAGCTCTGCCTGCATCAAACGTAGCACCAATTGACGTTCCTTTTAGAGGACGTATCTTGAAAGTTGCTGGTGACAGAACATTTGACACCTGGACAGTTACCATCATCAACGATGAGGACTTCAACCTCAGACATGCATTTGAACAGTGGATGAACCACATTTCTAAGCTCGATAATGCTTCTGGTGCTGTAAATCCACAGTCCTACATGACTGATGCAATCGTAAGACAACTTGGAAGATCAAATTCAAGAAATGGTACTGAAGTTATCACTTCAACTTCTTTCCTTGGAAATGATGCTCCACCAAATAATGGTGCATATAATCCACCAGTTCTGAGAGCATATAAGATGCACGACATCTTCCCAACCAATGTTTCTCAGATTGACTTGTCATATGACACTGGCGACACAATTGAAGAATTCACAGTTGAATTCCAAGTCAACTGGTTTGAAATTGACGATGCTGACGCACCAAATGAAACAGTTGGTGGAGAAGCTCCTAACAATAGAGTAGTGTAATTTAGTTGAATAAATAGTAGAAAATTCTAAAAATATTTAATAATGACTAAATTGTTCGGATTTTCTATTGAAGACGATAATAAATTACCAAAATCTGCATTATCCCCCGTCCCCGTCAACAACGAGGATGGGGTTGATCATTATTTAACGTCTGGATTTTTTGGTTCTTATGTAGATATTGAAGGCGTATATAGAAATGAATTTGAATTAATTAAAAGATATAGAGAGATGGCACTTCATCCAGAGGTGGATAGTGCCATTGAAGATATTGTTAATGAAGCTATTGTTTCAGATTCTAATGATGCGCCAGTTCAAATTGAATTATCAAATTTGAAAGCAAGTGATGGAATTAAAACTAAAATTAGAGAAGAATTTAAACATATTTTAAATTTATTGGATTTTGATAAGAAGTGTCATGAGATTTATAGAAGTTGGTATGTAGATGGAAGAATCTTTTACCATAAAGTAATTGATTTTAAAAGACCACAAGATGGGATTCAAGAGTTAAGATATATTGATCCCATGAATATTCGTTATGTTAGAAAGGAAAAAAAGAAAAGAGATGCTTCTGGAGCATCTATACCAACTAATACACCAGGAAAAGAAGAGAATCCATTAAATTATCCTTTTCCGGAAATTTATGAATATTTTTTATATACTCCCGGACAAGGGACTGCTGGAAGAAATGCCACAATAATGGACATGCATTCAGCATCAAAATCTGGAATAAAGATTGCTAGAGATGCTGTAGCTTATTGTACTTCAGGATTAGTAGATAGAAATAAAAAAATTGTTTTGTCTTATCTGAATAAAGCAATTAAATCTCTCAATCAACTTCGCATGATTGAGGATTCTCTTGTCATTTATAGATTATCAAGAGCGCCAGAAAGAAGAATTTTTTACATCGATGTGGGAAATCTTCCTAAAATGAAAGCCGAGCAATACCTTCGTGATGTAATGATGCGTTATAGAAATAAAATGGTGTACGATGCAAACACCGGAGAAATTCGTGACGATAAAAAATTCATGAGTATGCTTGAGGACTTCTGGTTACCTCGTAGAGAAGGTGGTCGTGGAACTGAAATTACAACTCTTCCTGGTGGACAAAATTTAGGAGAAATTACAGATATTAAATATTTTCAAGCAAAACTTTATAGATCATTAAATGTTCCTCCCTCAAGAATGGAAGGTGAAGGTGGATTCAATCTTGGAAGATCTTCAGAAATTTTAAGGGATGAACTTAAATTTACTAAATTTGTAGGTCGTCTTAGAAAAAGATTTTCAAATCTTTTTCACGATTTATTAAAAACACAATTAGTTCTTAAGAACATTATCACTCCTGAAGATTGGGAAGAAATGTCCCAACATATACAATATGATTTTCTTTATGATAATCACTTCTCTGAACTTAAGGATGCAGAACTTATGACGGAAAGATTAAATCTTGCTGCAACTGCAGAACCTTATATTGGCAAATATTTTTCTCAAGAATATGTCAGAAGTAAGATTCTTCATCAAACAGATCAAGAAATTATAGAAGAAGATCAAAAAATTAAAAAAGAAATTAAATCTGGAAAAATACCAGATCCAAATGCACCAATTGATCCAGAAACTGGATTACCTCTTCCTACTGGAGGTGATGCAATTAATGGTGCTTCTGGAACAGTCCCTTTGGATTCTACACCTCCAGATTTTAGTGCAAAAGTTGCAGAACCTCCAACAACAAAACCAGTGAATGGTATAAATAGCAAAAAATAATAGAAAAAACTATGGAAGAACTTATTGACTTAATTGTTTCAGATGAATCACCATCGCAAGTTAGTGATAAAATTAAAGACCTTCTTTTTGCAAAAGCTGCAGAAAAAGTAGATTCTGTAAAGCCAGAAATTGCAGCAAGTTTCTTTAATTCCAACGATTGATAAATATTAATATAAATATTATCTTATATAATAATGTCGTATAGAATCAAAATACTTGGGTCAGAAGCAGCTTTACCAACTTCAACTGGAACTGCAACCAGTTTTAGTGCGGCAACTGTTGTTAGATTAGTTAACACTTCTACCACCGATGATTATCTGGTGACTGTTGTTGAATCTCAAAGTGGTCCAGGAATTGGGTCTTTTACTCTTATGAGAGGAACTACAGAATATTTACAAAAGCAATCATCCCATTGCATTCTTGCTGCAAATGCTGCAGTGAAGGGATCACAAGTAGGATTTACTAACTAATCTCATGAAACTAATCACAGAAGAAATAGAATCAGTAAATTTTATTACTGAAGGTAAGGATGGCAAAAAATCTCTTCATATTGAAGGGACTTTTCTTCAAGCTAATATAAAGAACCGTAATGGTCGTATGTATCCAATGGAAACTCTGCAAAGAGAAGTACAAAGATACAATGAAAATTATATTCAAAAAGGACGAGCTCTTGGTGAACTCGGACATCCAGATGGTCCAACAGTAAACCTGGATAGGGTTTCACATATGATTACATCTTTAAAAGAAGATGGAAATAATTTTGTAGGAAAAGCAAAAATTCTTGATACTCCAATGGGAAAAATTGCATCATCACTCATTGGTGAAGGTGTAAAACTCGGGGTTTCTTCAAGAGGAGTTGGTTCTCTCGTCGAAAGAAATGGAGTAAAAGTTGTTAATGATGACTTTATGTTAGCAACTGCAGCAGATATTGTTGCAGATCCTTCAGCTCCCGATGCATTCGTAAACGGGATCATGGAAGGTGTTGAATGGATTTGGAATAATGGCGTTTTAGAACAAAAAGTTCACATTTTACAATCCAAAGTCGAAAGATTTGTAAGTCAACGTGCTCTTGAAGAGCATAAACTTAATCTTTTCAACGAGTTTTTAAATTCGTTGTAATTAATTAATTTATAAATAAATATAGTTATTTACTAATATAGTTTAACGGAGAGTTCAAATGTCCCGTGGTAAAAATTTACAGGAAATGGAAGCAGGCACTACACAATCCAAAACTGCTATCAATGCCGGTTCAAAAGCAGCAGAGCCAATGCACAAATTGACCACAGGTATTCCTGATGGTCAATCAACAAGTTGGACGGATCTTGGTGGACCAACACCAGACAATTACACAAATGATGCAAATGGACCAGCAAAACTTGGAGATGCTGCATCACCAATTAAAAAAGTAAGCGATGTAGTTGGAAAGGGTGCAAAATCTGCTGAAGGTATGAAGAAAGCTCCTGCCTATGCAACAACAGGAGGTTCTACAGTTTCTCGTAGTGCTGGTGAGTCCATGAAGAAGATGGCAAATCCAGTCAAAGAAGAGGAAGAACTGGAAGATGAGTATGATGAAGTAATTGCAGAAGCAGAAGAGGAAGAAGATTCAAAAGAGGATGAGAAGGAAGATTCAAAAGAATCTAAGAAGAAGTCCAAGAAAGAAGATGATGAAGAAGATGATGAAGATGAAATGAAGAAGGAAGAGTTTGACATCGAAGAAGATGTTAATGCTCTCCTTGAAGGTGAGGAACTCTCTGAAGAATTCCAAGAAAAAGCAAAAATCATTTTTGAGGCAGCACTTCGTTCTAAAGTTTCAGAGATTCGTGAATCTCTTGAGGCACATTATGAAGAAAGATTGGTAGAAGAAGTTGCCGAGATTAAGTCTGTTCTTGAAGAAAGAACAGATGCTTATCTTGAGTACGTTGCTCAAGAATGGTTAGAAGAAAATGCCCTTGCAGTTGAGCAAGGACTTAGAACAGAAATGACAGAATCCTTCATTCAAGGAATGAGGAATCTTTTTGAAGAACATTATGTAGAAATCCCTGAAGAGAAATATGATGTACTTGAGAGTATGGTAGAAAAACTTGATGACATGGAGACAAAACTCAACGAGCAAATTGAGAAAAATATCTCCTTAAACAAGCGTCTCGCAGAGTCGGTTGCAGTAGGAATCTTTGATAATGTAGCTGAGGGTCTTGCACTTTCTCAGAAGGAAAAGCTCGCTTCACTTTCCGAAAGTGTTGAGTTTGAAAGTGAAGAAGAATATCGTGAAAAATTGGAGACATTGAAGGAATCATATTTTCCTTCAAGAGTAGTATCTCCATCGGCAACAACTGAAACTCTTTCAGAGGGTACAGAAATCGTTCCCGAATTCCATTCACAAACAATGGAATCATATCTGAGAACTCTTTCATCAGTTGCAAAAAACTGAATTCAATATTAGTCAAACAAAAAACGCACTTTAGTAAAAGGTAACACGCAATGTTTCAATCAGAAAGATTGCAGGAAAAGTGGGCACCTCTTCTGAATCACGAAGGATGCGATCCAATCAATGATTCCCACAGAAGAGCCGTAACCGCAGTCCTGTTAGAAAATCAAGAAAAGTTTTTAAGAGAGCAATCAGCATTTAATGCTGGTGGTCTTCTCACCGAAACTCCAACCGTAAATACAAATTCCGGCGCCGTAGGTGGTAATGGAGTTGGTGGTCCTGGATTCGGTGGAGCTGCAGATTCTGCAGGTCCAGTAGCAGGTTTTGATCCCGTACTGATCTCATTGATCAGACGTTCAATGCCAAACCTTGTTGCATATGATCTTGCTGGCGTTCAACCAATGAACGGACCAACAGGACTCATCTTCGCAATGAGATCACGTTACAATGACCAGAACGGTGCAGAAGCTCTGTTCAATGAGCCAGATACATCTTTCTCCGGACAAGATTCTGGATTCAATGGTCCTCTTGGACAGTACACCAGAGAAGCAGGATCCGGTGCTTCTGTTGGTATGGGTACTACTGCCGATGCTCCTCCCGCAGCTGGTGGATCACAAAATAACCCAGGTCTCCTGAACCCAACTGCAACAGCAAGTGAGCTTGACTATAAAGTTGGTCAGGCAATGGACACCGCAACTTCTGAGGCACTTGGAAGTGGCGATCAGTTCAACGAGATGGCATTCTCAATCGAGAAGGTTCTTGTTGAAGCCAAGTCAAGAGCACTGAAGGCAGAATACAGCCTTGAGCTTGCACAAGACCTGAAGGCAATCCATGGTCTGAATGCTGAAGCGGAATTAGCAAACATTCTCTCAACAGAGATTCTTGCTGAAATCAACCGTGAAGTCATCAGAACCATCTACAAGGTTGCTGAGCAGGGTGCAACCCTCAACGTTGCAACTCCTGGTGTATTCGACCTCGACGTTGACTCCAACGGTCGTTGGTCAGTTGAGAAGTTCAAGGGTCTTCTGTTCCAAATCGAAAGAGATGCGAACCAGATTGCACAAAGAACTCGTAGAGGAAAGGGCAACGTAATCATGTGCTCTGCTGACGTTGCTTCGGCACTGACCATGGCAGGAGTACTTGACTACACCCCAGCACTCAACGCAAACCTGAACGTTGATGACACTGGTAACACCTTTGCTGGTGTTCTGATGGGCAAATTCCGCGTTTATATCGATCCTTATTCGGCAAATAATGCTGCAACCCAATACTATGTTATTGGATATAAGGGTTCTTCACCTTATGACGCAGGACTTTTCTACTGCCCATATGTACCTCTCCAGATGGTACGTGCAGTTGGAGAGAATACTTTCCAGCCTAAGATCGGCTTTAAGACCCGTTATGGAATGGTTGCAAACCCATTCGCAGAAGGCACAGGCCAGGGTCTTGGACGTATTCTTACAAACAGCAACCGTTACTACAGAAGAGTTGCTGTTAAGAACCTCATGTGATTTAATTGTCACGGTTCTCATACAAGACCTCCCGAATGGGGGGTCTTTTTTTATACATAAAATATGTACATGAGTATAAATACCGATAATGACAAGGGTATTAATAAATGCTTTAATCTTATTTTCTTCAATAGGGTTATATGTTTATTGGGGTCTTACACATGCATACCAATAGATAAATAGACCAATAAGGGTCTTTCCATAAATGGCTACAAGAAGAGGGCAGATAGAGAATAGAAATTATCTATCAAGTACAGGTTTTACTTTTATTTTAAATCGTTCTCCCAAAACTGCATTCTATGCAAACAAGGCAGTAGTTCCAGGAATTACTTTGGGAGTTGCAAACCATTCAAACTATCTCACAAATCCTATTCCAGTTCCTGGTGATAATATGGTATTTGAAGATTTTGAATTGGATTTTATAGTTGATGAAGATTTGACCAACTTTATGGAAATACAAAATTGGATGAGAGGTCTTGGATTTCCAGAATCTCTTGCTCAAATATACGATTACCAATCTGATGCAGACAACTATGTTGTAAATCAAGGTGGTGAAATGAATCTATATTCTGACGGAACATTATTCATATTAAATAGTAATTTAAATTTAAATTACCAAGTTGTATTCAGAAGAATGTTTCCCTACAGATTGTCGGAACTTCAATTTGATGCCACAAATACAGATGAGGCATACTTTACAGCTACTGTAAGTTTTAAATATATGATGTATAATATTACAGATAAAGAAGGAAGACATTTACCAAGAAGATATAGTTAAATTATGGCAATTGATTTAGATACAATACAATCAATGTGGGAAAAAGATTCAAAAATAGATATAGATAATCTTCATACGGAATCTTTAAATGTTCCAGTCCTACATGCAAAATATTTTGATTTATATAATAAAGTAACAATTCTCAGAGCAAGTGCAGAAAACAAAAAAAGAACAGTAAGGAAAAATCGTCATGAGTATTATTCTGGAAAAGCGGATCCTGATGAGTATGTGGAGAATCCATTCCCTAAAAAAATACGTGATAAAGATACTTTACGACAATATTTGGATGCGGATGAAACCCTTGCTCAAGTTTCACTCAAAGTAGAATACTATGATATTATGCTTCGTTATTTGGAAGACATAATTAAAACAATTCATAATCGCACTTATCAAATTAAAAACGCAATTGAATATCAAAAATTCATGAGTGGGTTAGGATAACAAATCTAAATATATCAGTTATAGCAATACTTCATGACTGATGTGGCAATCACTAAAAAGAATGAGGTTTACATTAAATTAGAATGTGAACCTCATGTTTTGTATGAACTTGAACCTCACTTTACATTTGATGTTGAGGGGGCAAAGTTTATGCCGCACATGAGAAACAAGCATTGGGATGGGAAGATTAGGTTATTAAGTACACATACTGGAGAAGTGTACGCTGGTCTTCTTGATAAAGTTGTTGCTAAATTAAAAACATATAATTACGATTATACATTCAAAGAAAACAAGTACTACGGACTTCCTTTTGAAGTGAACGAGGAGATATGTCCAGAAGGAGTCACAGAGTACATGAAATCTATTTGTAGTCATGATCCATATGACTACCAAATAAACGGTGTTTATGAGTGCCTCAGATACAATAGAAAACTCATATTGAGTCCAACAGCATCGGGTAAATCTCTTATGATTTATTCGATCATAAGATATTATGTTGCAAAAGGTAAAAAAATATTAATTGTATTTCCTACTACATCACTTGTTCGTCAGATGTTTAATGACTTCAGTGATTATGGGTGGGATGCTGAAAATAATTGCCACTTGATTTATTCTGGCAGAGAAAAGCATACTGACATGCCCGTTACTCTTTCTACATGGCAATCTCTTTATACTCTTCCCAAAAAGTTCTTTGAGGATTTTGATTGCGTAATTGTAGACGAAGCTCATACTGCCAAATCTAAATCATTAATTGACATTATGAAAAAGTGTCATAATGCAAAATATAGATTTGGATTTACTGGAACTTTATCTGGAAGTAGTACTCATGAATGGGTTGTATGTGGTTTATTTGGACCTTCTTATAAGACAATAGGAACATCTGAGATGATTGAGAAGGGAAGAGCATCTCAATTAGATATTTTCTGTTTATTATTAAAACATAAACCTCAAAAATTTGATACCTATGAAGATGAAATTCAATTCATTATTAGAAGTCAAAAAAGAAATAAATTTATAAAAAATTTAGCCCTTAGTTTAAAAGGAAATACTCTTATTTTATTTTCAAGAGTAGAAACTCATGGTGAGATACTATTTAATTTAATAAATAATAGCAAAGAAGGTAATAGAAAAATCTTCTTTGTACATGGTGGAGTGGATGCAGAAGAACGAGAAGCAATAAGGCAAATTACTGAAAAAGAAAATAATGCGATTATTGTTGCTTCTTATGGTGTTTTTAGTACAGGTATTTCTATAAAAAGATTACATAATATCATTTTTGCATCTCCCAGTAAATCAAGAATAAGAAATCTTCAAAGTATTGGAAGAGTTTTAAGAAAGGGTAAAAATAAAGATACAGCTACCCTTTATGATATTGCAGATGATGCAACGTACAATTCAAAGAAAAACTATACATTAAATCATTTCATAGAAAGAATTAAAATTTATGTGGAAGAAGATTTCAACTATGAGATAATACCAATTAATATAGAAAAAGAGGAAACCATAGATGGAAGATGATTTTTATGCGTCTATAAAATTAATTAGTGGTGAGGAAATATTTGCCAGAGTTGTTCCTTGTGAAGAAAAAACTGGAATAAATTTATTAGTTACAAATCCAATTACTATAACTGAAATGAAATCCAGAAATGGATCAAATGGATATAAAATAGAACCATGGATAAAAACAACAAAAGAAGACATGTTTATTTTAAACATGGAAAAAATTATTACAATATCTGAGACCGATGATATTGAAATGATTAAAATACATCAATCTTTTGTTAGAAAATTTAATAATTCAAAATCAAATAGAAATGATGTAACTAGAGAAATGGGATACATAACAAATATAAACGATGCTAAAATACTACTTGAAAAGATATTCAATAAATCTTAGTATAAATTATCTTTACGGTTAACAAACCTATTATAATCACAATCTAACTGGTCTGTCAATAGGTTGTTTAATATCAATGAAAATGTTATAATGTCTACATAATACATTAAAATAAATTATGTTTAATACTGCAACCATGACAAAAAGAAAGAGATCAGTTCATTATGTCAATAATAAAGATTTTTTAGAAGCTTTGATAGAATATAAAAAGCAATTAAAGGAATCTGAAGAAAGAGGTGATCCAAAACCAAGAATTAATAATTATATTGGGGAATGCTTTTTAAAAATAGCAACACACTTGTCTTTTAAACCAAATTTCGTAAATTATATTTTTAAGGATGATATGATTTCTGATGGTATTGAAAATTGCATTCAATATATTCATAATTTCAATCCAGAAAAATCTACCAACCCATTTGCATATTTTACTCAAATTATTCACTACGCATTTTTGAGAAGAATACAAAGAGAAAAACGTCAACTAGAGATTAAAAATAAAATTCTTGAGCGCACTGGTTATGATGAAGTTTTTCATGATGATTCCGGTATTGACGGAATGAATTATAGTGATTATAATTCGATCAAGGATTCCGTTCACTCTAAACTTCGTGGTTGAATGAAAATAGCAATTATTACTGACCAACACTTTGGAGCAAGAAAAAATTCCAAATTGTTTCATGATCATTTTTTAAATTTTTACAATAATATTTTTTTTCCTACCATAGAAAAAGAAAGTATAACCACTGTCGTTGACATGGGAGATACTTTTGATAGTCGTAAAGGTATTGATTTTTCAGCTCTTTCTTGGGCAAAAAATCACTATTATGATCGACTTCAAGAAATGGGAGTACAAGTCCATACTATTGTTGGAAATCATACTGCTTATTATAAAAATACCAATCAAGTAAATGCAGTTGATCTTCTTTTGAGAGAATATTCAAATGTAAAAGTTTATTCTGATCCAACTGAAATTAAACTTGGAGATCTTAAAGTATTGTTATTGCCTTGGATTAATGAGGAAAATCAAAAAAATACTTTTAGTGAAATTAAAAAGAGCACTTGTGAGTGTGCAATGGGGCACCTTGAGTTTGCAGGATTCCGAGTTAATCGACAAATCATTATGGAGCATGGTTTGGAAACTAAACCATTTGATAAATTTAAGCGTGTTTACTCTGGTCATTATCACACCAGATCAACTGACGGAAAAATTTATTACTTGGGAAATCCCTATGAAATATATTGGACAGATGTAAATGATACGAGAGGATTTACTATTTTAGATACTGAAACTCTTGAACATTTTCATGTAGATAATCCATATAATATATTTGAAGTTATTAATTATGATGATACTTCGATTAAAAAATTTAATTTTTCTAAGTATGAGAATAAAATTGTCAAGGTAGTTGTTAAAACTAAATCTAATCAATTTGAATTTGAAAAATTTTTAGACAAACTTTACAGTTCAAATGTATCTGAAGTTAAAATAGTAGAAAATTTTGATATTACTCTCTCAGAAGAAATTGAAGAAATTGAATCCGAAGATACTGTTTCTATATTGGATAGATATATTGAAGATTCAGAAATTACTATGGATAAAACAAAAATTAAAAATATTATGAGGGATCTTTACAAAGAATCTTGCGAAATGGTGTAAAATGTTTATCATCGCCATTAAAGATAGAGAAGAATCTGGTGCTTATTGTGTAACAAATGAATATGGAGATCAGATACTTTATATGTTTGAAGAAGAAGATGATGCAACACGATTTGCTATGATGCTTGAAATTGATAGAGGATATCCTCCCATGAGAGTCGTTGAAATAGATGATGAAGATATTTTACACGCATGTAAAGAAAATGGTTATGAATATTCAGTGTTTACTTCTTTTGATTTTGTGATTCCGCCTGAAGAAAATGATATTATTTGAAAAAATTCGTTGGAAAAACTTTTTAAGTACGGGAAATCATTTCATAGAAATTGATTTAGAAAAAAATAAAACAACCCTCATAATAGGTCAAAATGGTGCTGGAAAAAGTACAATTCTTGATGCGATTACTTTCGGATTGTTTGGAAAATCATTTCGTGGAATTAATAAATCTCAACTAATCAATTCTGCAAATGATAAAGATTGTGTTATAGAAATAGAATTTAAAATAGGAACAGTTTCTTGGAAAGTAATTCGTGGGATTAAACCATCTATTTTTGTGATCGAACGAAATGGAAAGGCAATAGATCAACAATCCTCTGTAACGGACCAACAAAAATGGTTTGAACAATCCGTTCTTAAAATGAACTACAAATCCTTTACACAAGTTGTAATTATTGGAAGTAGTAATTTTGTTCCGTTTATGCAATTAAGTGCATCAAATAGACGAGAAGTTATTGAAGATCTTTTGGATATAAAAATATTTTCGTCTATGAATTCTTTGGTTAAAGATAAAATCAAAGAACTTAAAGATCAAGTTAAAACTTTGGACTTATCGAAAGATTCTTTGAAGGATAAAATTTCAATGCAAGAAGATTTTATCCAAAAAATTCAAAATGAAGGCGAAACTAAAATAAAAGAAAACAAAAAAGAAATAAATTTGATTAATAGTCAAGTGGAAGTTTGCTTTGGATATAATAATAAGTACGAAGAAGAAATATTTTCATATACAAAAGAACTGGAAGATTTATCCAGCTCTAAAGATAAGTTAAAAAAACTTGCTTCAATTAAAGGTAAACTCTCACAAAAAGTAGCAACGATTACTGAAGAGCATGAGTTTTTCCGTAATAATTCGGTATGCCCTACCTGCACACAAAATATAGAAGAATCTTTTAGATTAAATAGAATTAGTGATGCCATAAACAAGGCAAAAGAACTGCAATCTGGTTATAAAGAACTTGAGCAGACAATTCGTGATGAAGAAATTAGAGAAAGTCATTTTCTTAAAATTTCAAAAGAAGTCACTAACCTAACGCATGAAATTTCTCAAAATAATCTTAGAATCTCTGGATTCCAAAAACGAATCGGAGATCTTGAAAAGGAAATTCAAAGAATTACCAATAACCTGGAAAACGAGAATATTGAACATGAGAAGTTAGCTCAATTCAAACAAAAACTGAATAGCATCTTTGAGGAATTATCCGAAAAGAAAGAAACAATTTCATACTACGATTTCTGTTACGGTCTTTTAAAAGATTCTGGTGTAAAAACTACCATCATTAAAAAATATCTCCCACTAATTAATCAGCAAGTAAACAGATATTTGCAAATGATGGATTTTTATATTAATTTTTCTCTGGACGAAGAGTTCAACGAAACAGTTCAATCTCCTATTCATGAAGATTTTACTTATGGATCTTTTAGTGAGGGTGAAAGACAACGAATCGATTTGGCACTTCTTTTCACTTGGAGAGAAGTTGCCAAACTTAAAAACTCAACAAATACAAATCTTTTGATTATGGATGAAGTATTTGATAGTTCTCTTGATGGAAATGGAACGGAAGAATTCATCAAAATCATTAGATATGTTGTTAAGGATTCAAATATTTTTATAATCTCCCATAAAGTTGGTATGGAAGATAGATTTGAAAACGTTGTAAAATTTGAAAAGTGCAAGGGGTTTAGTCAAATTGCATAAGTCGATTTGACTAAATCGAATAACTTTGATACAATGAATTAAGATGGAAATTATTCTATTGAAATTTTATGAACCAAAATGAAGGAATGCCCTATCCAGGGATTAATATGTTTATGAGTGGAATGCCCACAAGAGATCAATCTCCAATACAACTTCCAGAAGATTTGAGAAAACTTTTGGAACAAAATATGGAAGACGAAAGTTCCTGTTCCGATTGTTATATGCAAATCCCAGAAGAGCAAAAACAATCTTTAGCTCAGGTACAAGAACTAATTAAAAAAGCAAAAAGTCAACAAACGGCATCAATGAATTTTAATGAATATGCCAATCAAAATTATCCCTCTACGGAAATGAAAGTGGATGAATTTGATCCCAAAAAATATAAAAATGAAAAACCAGAAACTCCCAAAGCAATTGATAATAATGTTATGAATGGTGGTGATAATAAAAATGGATTTTGGAAATTTAATGAAGATAAGACCTTAAAAGCAGCTGAAGATTATATTTCAAGTACTTATCATCAACACTATACTTCCGAAGAATCAAAGGTACAAGTTCTTGACATCATTGAAGCAATTGGGGATGGGGTTCCTTTTTGTCGAGACAACCTTATCAAATACTCCGCAAGGTTTGGAAAAAAGAATGGTTTTTCAAAGCTTGACGCATTGAAGATTATCCATTATGGTATTCTTCTGTACCACTTCGCAGGATTCCACAAAAATACTACTGACCGTTATGAAACTTTCTGAAAAAACTAACAATCTGCTCAAAAACTTTTCTACTATCAATCAATCGATTCTTTTTAGAAAGGGAAATACTCTTCGTACAGTTTCCGTAATGAAAAATATTCTTGCAGAAGCAGTTATTGAAGAAGATATTCCAAAGAACTTTGGAATCTATGAACTTTCTCAATTTCTTTCTGGCATAAGCCTTTATAAGAATCCAGAGTTTGATTTTGAAAATGATGGTTATGTGGTAATTCGTGAAGGAAAATCTAGAACCAAATTTTTCTTTGCGGATGAAAATGTAATTGTCACTCCAAATCCAGATAAAAAAGTTTCTGTTGAAGATGAAATTGTTTCTTTCAATCTTGAAACTGATCAACTTGATAAACTTCTGAAAGCATCTAATGTTTACAGTGTTCCAGATTTATCTGTAGTTGGTGATTCTGGTGTTGTAAAACTTGTTGTCCGTGACAAAAAGAATGATACTTCAAATGAATATTCAATCATTGTTGGAGAAACTGACTCTAAATTTGTTTTGAATTTTAAAGTTGAGAATATTAAAATTCTTCCCGGTTCTTATGAAGTAGTTATCGGCAAAAAACTGATTTCAAGCTTTAAGAGTAAAGATATGAATCTTATGTATTATATTGCTTTGGAACCAGATTGCGAATTTGAATGACATCTACTGTTCTTAGAATTTTGGGAAGTGTCCTGCTTATAGTGGGATACTTCCTTATTCTTTATGTTGACGTTAAGATTGGATGCATTGCACGACTGATCGGGAACTTGGCAATGATCCCATTTGCTGTTAAGATACGGGCATGGGACGTAGTTGGTCTGGAAGCATTCTTCTCAGTCATCGATGCCTCTAAAATCATTGAACTTTCATTATGAACATCTTTGTGACTTCTCCTTGGCCAGCAGAATCTGCCATCTGTCTGCCCGATAAGCATATCGTTAAGATGCCTCTGGAGTGCTGTCAAATGCTTTCCATTGTTGCGTCTGACAAATGGGGGCATGGATACGGCAATCTCTATAAATCTGATGATACACCCTACAAAACTGAGAAGGGTGCTTTCCGTAATCATCCATGTACGAAATGGGCACTTGAAAGTATTCATAATGCCTATTGGTTGATCAAGCATGGAATGAATCTCTGTGATGAATATGCACTCCGTTATGGAAAAACTCATTCTTGCTACAAGACACTTGTGGATGCTTATTATCTGTTTCCTAAGGGGAAGATCACTGAAGTAACCGAATTTACCCGTGCTATGCCAGATGAGTATAAATTTGATACAAGCATTGACACTTTTACTGCTTACAAGATGTATATCGCATCCAAACCTTGGGTTGCATCTAATTATCTTCGTATGCCGCAACGAAAACCTGAATGGATCTAAATTATGAACAAAACTGATTTTCTTTGGGTTGAGCAATATCGACCCAAAACTATTGATGAATGTATTCTTCCCGAAAAGACAAAAGAATCATTCAAACAATTCGTAGAGAAGGGTGAAATTCCTCACTTGCTTCTCTCTGGACCTCCTGGTGTAGGTAAAACCACAGTAGCAAAGGCATTGTGTGAAGAACTGGGAGTTGATTACTATTACATCAATGGATCTGATGAAGGAAGATTTCTTGATACTGTAAGGAATCAGGCAAAGAATTTTGCTTCTACAGTTTCAATGACATCAGATGCTAAGCACAAAGTTATTATTATTGATGAGGCTGATAATACTGGAAACGATGTTCAACTTCTTTTGAGGGCAAACATCGAGCAGTTTAGTAATAACTGTAGGTTCATCTTCACTTGCAACTACAAGAATAAGATTCTTGAACCACTTCATAGTCGATGTGCAGTTATTGACTTTTCCATCAAAGGTAAGGAAAAGGCAAAACTTGCAGTTCAGTTTATGGAACGATTAAAAGCAATCCTGGATCAAAACTTGATTGAATATGATGATAGAGTTTTAATTCAAGTCATAAATAGTCACTTCCCAGATTGGAGAAGGATTCTGAATGAATGCCAAAGGTATTCTGTCAGTGGTAAAATTGACACGGGAATCCTTGCAATGTTCTCTGACGTTGCTGTAGATGAACTGGTTAAAAATCTTAAAGAGAAGAAGTTTAATGATGTTCGTAAATGGGTAGTTTCTAATCTTGATAATGATTCGGGAATTATTCTTCGTAAGATTTATGATGCCTGCTATCAATATCTAACTCCAAATACAGTCCCAGCAGCAATTTTGATCATTGCAAAATATCAATATCAATCTGCTTTTGTTGCTGACCAAGAAATTAATCTTCTTGCAGCATTGACTGAAATCATGGTAGAATGTGAGTTCAAATGAGGTTTTAAAATGTTAAATGTAAAATTGGTTCGTCTTTCCACTGGTGAAGATGTAATCACCAATATTGTAGAAGAAACAGATACTTACTTAAAATTCAAGAATCCTATTGTTGCTTTTCCATCTGAAATGGGAAAGATCGGATTTGCTCCTTGGTCTCCACTTTTGAGTAAAGAAAATCAAGAAATTGAAGTATCTTTAAAGTTTATTATTTACGTTGCTGATCCAGACGAAGGTATCGTTGAACAATATAATCAAATGTTTGGCAGTAAACTCATGACTCCTAATAAAAAATTAATCGTTTGATATGTCGTCACGTTATCCATTAAAAACTCCCTTAAGGTATCCTGGTGGTAAATCAAAAGCCATAAAAACACTTTCTGAATGGTATCCTATTTCATTTAAGGAATATCGCGAACCATTCATTGGTGGTGGATCAATGGCAATTTATACCGCACAAGCATATCGAGGAGTTCCTATTTGGATTAATGATCTCTACGTTCCTCTCTACAATTTTTGGATTCAACTTCGTGATCATGGAGAAGAACTTTCTGAACGGGTAAAAGAAGAAAAGCAAAATATGCTTGACAAAGAAACCCAAGACGAAATGGATAAGTTTGCCAAAGAATTATTTGATAGGTATCAAATTGAAATTGATACCTATGATAATCTTGAGAAGGCAGTTGCATTTTTTATTATGAACAAATGCAGCTTTTCTGGTCTTACTGAAAACAGTACATTCTCAGTCACTGCAGCAAATGCTAATTTCTCTTTAATGGGTGCCGAAAAAATTAAAAAGTTTTCTCGTCTGATTAAAAATTGGAAGATCACAAATATTGATTATTCCGAAGTTATGAATGCCGATGGAGAAAACGTATTTGTTTTCTTAGATCCTCCATATGACATCAAAGATTTTCTCTATGGCAAAAATAGAGAAATGCATAAAGGATTTGATCACATCAAATTTGCTGAAGATGTTTATGATTGTCCCCATAAGTTTATGATCACGTACAATCTTAATGATAGATTGTTGGATCTCTATAAAGATTATAATTGCAAGGAATGGAAGCTTCGTTACTCTATGGCACATAGAGGTGAAAAGGGTACAGATGATAATTTAAAAACTGAATTACTTGTAACTAATTACACTATAGAAGAAAAGAATCCATTAGAAAAATTACTTTATGATTGAACTTAAGGATTGGTTAAATTCAATTAATTCTTCAAAAAAGAATTTGATGGAGGAAGATCCATCTCTTAAAAAAGAATATAATCCATATATTATTAATCGATGTCTTTCTGGACACATAGACTGCGTTCTTTTTGTCAATGAAATGAATAAGTATTCTGACTTAGACAAAGATATGCAATATTCTTTTCTGCTAAATACTTTGAGGAAAAAGAAGAGATTTTCTCCCTGGCTCCGTAAGGATAGTGTAAAGGATTTGGAATGTGTTAAGCAATACTATGGTTATAGTAATGAAAAGGCATCCCAGGCTTTGAAGATCCTTAGAAATGATCAAATTAATTGGATTAAACAACGACTTGATACTGGTGGAACAAAATGACAACACAAACTATTGAACCTCAAGTAAATTGGTCTCCCGATATGATGGTGGAAGTTACCCTTAGGGAACCAGACGATTTCTTGAAAGTAAGGGAAACACTTACGAGAATTGGTGTAGCATCCAGAAAGGAAAAAAAGCTATACCAAAGTGCTCATATTCTTCACAAGCAGGGAAGATATTACATCACTCACTTCAAAGAACTGTTTGCTCTTGATGGCAAACATGCAAATCTTACTGTGAATGATGTTCAACGCAGAAACAGAATTATTCGACTCCTTTCCGATTGGGGATTAATTGAAGTCGTAAACGAAGATAAAGTAATGGACATTGCACCTTTGAATCAAATCAAAGTTATTGCTTATAAAGAAAAGAATGATTGGATTCTTGAGCAAAAATATAATATCGGTGTTAAAAAAAGGGTAGTACCCGAATGATTTTGTAGGGAGTTCCACACTCCCTTTTTTTATGCTTTGTGATATATAATAATGATGGGTGAGAGGTAGATCTACCCCCCCATTCGCTAAAGGATGCCTTCGGGGTCCACAAAATACAAACTCGCTTTAAAAGGAGCTACTATAATGACTAATCTCGCACGATTAACTACGTCGGATCTTCCTACCCTTATGGATAGGATTCATCGATATGGTATTGGTTTTGATGATTACTTTTTTGATAGATTCTGGAATCTTCACGAAACAACTTCAAATTATCCCCCATATAACTTAGTTACGTTAAGCAATGTCGAATCACGTTTGGAAATCGCACTCGCAGGATTTAAGAAAAAGGAAGTTTTTGTCTACACGCAAGACGGAAAACTCTTTGTGGAAGGGCAAAAAGAAGACAAGGAAACGGAGTCCACCTACGTACACAAAGGATTGGCGCAACGATCCTTCACCAGATCTTGGACTCTCGCAGATGACACAGAAGTTAGATCAGTTGAATTTGAGGATGGATTGTTGAGTGTTGTTCTTGGTAAAATTGTCCCAGAATCTCATAAACGAAAAGATTACCTATAAATAAAGGGTAATTATTTTTTATTAATAAAAATGAGAATAGTGCAAGTTGGTGCAAATAAAGGTTACGATGATCTATCGAATTATTTGCTATCAAATTATGAACAAATTGACTTGGGAATTTTTGTAGAACCAAATCCCCTACTTATAGATTCTTTAAAGGAATGTTATAGTAGGTACGAAAATTGCATTTTTGATCAGAGAGCTATAAAAACTCCCCTTCAAAAAGAAGAGGAAATGGAAATCTTCTATTTTGAAGGAGATTCTATTTCCTCCTATGAAAAGGCATCATCTAAGATTGAGCATTTGTACAAACATATGCATTGTCCTGGTTGTGATACTGAGATAAATTCTTTTAAATCTCCGTGTATTACACTTGATAATTTATTGATGGAACATAAAATAAATTATTTGGATTGGTTATATCTTGATGTTGAGGGGATGGATGGTGAAGTCATGTTGACTTTTGATTGGAAAAAATATGATATAAAAAGAATAGAATTTGAATTTATACATTTAGAATACTATGGTGATCCTATAAGAAATATGCTTCATGGAATGAGGTATACTCAAGTTCAAGCTCTCCATCCATATGATTGGGCTTTTGAAAAATTAAACTACTAGTATAAATAAATTTGGGGATTACCCAAATATCGTCGGCCGAGGGGACACTGGCAAAATCCAGTTGACACCCCTCTTTTTTCTTGATATAATATCGTTAGGAGCATGAAATTTATGGCAGTTAAAATTGCAATTTTAAAGAGTGGTGAGCAACTAATTACCGATGCAATGGGATTATTTGCAGGAGAAACACTCGTCAAGTATCAATTCAATAGACCATGTTCTGTGGTTATAAATGGTGAATTTCAGATTAAAGAAGGAGATACTGAATTACTTAATAAAGTTAATCAATTAAGTGTATCTTTATATCCTTGGCCTTCTTTGTCTAAAGATGAAGAAGTAGAAATTCCTTCGGATTGGGTTGTAACCTTTGTTAATCCGACTCCAGAATTGGAAGAAATGTATAATAAACAGGTATTAGGAAATGGAACAACAGACGGAACAGAATCTCAAAATGATAATGATGTTAATGTTGATGAACAATCAACTTCTGATATCTGAAGTTGAGCAGATTTCATCAGAACTTGGGGAACCAGATTGTCGATTAGTCAATCCATATTTGGTTGATCAAACCAATATGGAAATGTCATCTTGGTTAGATAATTATACTCCTCCGGGTGTATCTTATTTTGATATTCATTCTGATAAAATTCTTACTCTTTTTAAACCAAGAGCAACATTACTGGAAAAATACGAAGAACTTACTAAATGAGATTTTATACCAATGTGCAAATGATCGGGAATCAATTTCTCGTTCGTGGTTATGAAAATGGAAAACAAGTAATGTTTAAAGAAGAGTATTCTCCAACTCTTTTTATAAAATCAAATAAAAAAACAAAGCATAAAACTCTTGAGGGCGAATATGTCCAGGAGATTAAACCTGGATCCGTAAAAGATTGTAGGGAATTTTATAAAAAATATGATGATGTAGACAATTTTAAAATTTATGGAAATGATCGGTATATCTACCAATATATTTCCGATAAGTATCCAGAGGATGAAATAAAGTTTGATATTGGTAAAATTAAACTTTACACTATTGATATTGAGGTTGCTTCAGAGAATGGATTCCCCGATCCAAAAGATTGTATCGAAGAAATTCTTCTAATTACGATTCAAGATTATACTACTAAGGAAATTATTACTTGGGGAAATGGTCCATTTAATAATAAGCAGAATAATGTAAAATATATTCAATGTGATAGTGAGCATGATCTTCTGGTCAAATTTCTTTATTACTGGGAAAATAATATTCCAGAAGTAGTCACTGGATGGAATATTGAGTTTTATGATATTCCATATATTTGTGGACGACTTGCAAGGGTCCTTGGTGAGAAACGAATGAAAAGTTTTTCACCTTGGGGACTTGTAAGTGAAAACAAAGTTTTTGCAAATAATAGAGAGCAGATTACTTATGATGTTGGCGGTCTGACTCAGTTGGACTACCTTGCACTCTATAAAAAGTTTACTTATTCTGCACAGGAATCTTACCGTCTTGATTACATTGCTCAAGTAGAACTTGGGCAAAAGAAACTTGATCACTCGGAGTTTGATACTTTCAAGGAGTTTTATACTCAGGGATGGCAAAAGTTTGTAGAATATAACATCAAGGACGTAGAACTTGTTGACCGTTTGGAAGACAAGATGAAACTCATTGAACTTGCTGTAACGATGGCATTTGACGCAAAGGTAAACTTTGTCGATGTTTTCTATCAAGTTCGCATGTGGGATAGCATCATTTATAACTATTTGAAGAAACGAAACATCGTGATTCCTCCAAAGGAAAATGTCTCTAAGGATGAAAAATATGCGGGTGCTTATGTCAAAGAACCGATTCCTGGGGTGTATGATTGGGTGGTCAGCTTTGACCTTAATAGCCTTTACCCTCACCTCATTATGCAATACAACATCTCCCCAGAAACCCTCTTGGAAGAAAGACATCCAACTGCAAATGTTGAGAGGATCTTAAATCAAGATCTTGACTTTGGAAAGTATCAAAATTATGCGGTGTGTCCTAATGGAGCAATGTATCGTAAAGATGTTCGTGGATTCCTTCCCGAACTGATGGAGAAGATCTACAATGAACGTGTGATCTTCAAGAAGAAGATGCTTATTGCAGAGCAAGAGTATGAAAAAACAAAGAAGAAAGAGTTACTGAAAGAAGTTGCTCGATGCAATAACATCCAGATGGCACGTAAGATTCAACTCAACTCTGCTTATGGTGCCATTGGTAATCAGTATTTCCGTTATTTCAAGCTGGCAAATGCTGAGGCAATCACACTGTCTGGACAGGTCTCGATTCAGTGGATTATGAATAAGATGAATTCTTATTTAAATAAAGTTCTCAAAACAAACGAGGTTGATTATGTTATTGCTTCTGATACTGACTCTTTGTATATTAATATGGGTCCTTTGGTTGAAAGTATATTCAAGGGAAGAGAGAAAATTACTCAAGACGTTGTTTCGTTCCTTGATAAGGTGTGTAAGGTGGAATTTGAAAAATATATTGAAAGTTCTTACCAAGAATTGGCTGACTACGTAAATGCTTATGATCAAAAAATGATCATGAAACGTGAATGTATTTCTGAACGTGGAATATGGACTGCCAAAAAGAGATACATTCTAAGTGTTTGGAATAGTGAAGGTGTTCAATATGAAGAACCTAAACTTAAAATCAAGGGAATTGAAGCGATCAAATCTTCTACTCCTGCACCTTGTAGGAAGATGATTAAGGATGCTTTGAAACTTATGATGAGTGGCACTGAAGATGATATTATTAAATTCATTGATAAGTCCAGATCTGAATTTAGGAAGTATTCACCAGAAGAGATTTCATTTCCAAAATCCGTAACTGATGTCGTTAAATGGAGATCATCATCAACAATTTATTTGAAAAATACTGGAAAGGGATGTCCAATTCATGTAAGAGGAGCACTTCTTTTCAATCATTATATCAAAAAAAATAATCTAACAAATAAATACTCAGCAATTCAAAATGGTGAAAAAATTAAATACTGCTATCTTAAATTACCCAATCCAATTTATGAAAATGTGATTTCTTTCATTCAAGATTTTCCTAAAGAATTGGGATTGAATAAATTTATAGATTATGATCTTCAATTTGAAAAGGGATTCCTTGAACCTCTTAAAATTATTTTGAATGCTATTGGATGGGAACACGAAAAAAGAATATCCTTTGATATTTAAATGCAAACTTAACTTAATTTGAAATATGGACTTTCTTAAAGATATTGTAAAAGAAATTGGTGGAGAATACACCCAACTTGCTTCAGAGATTAATGAAACTGAAACCTTTGTGGATACTGGTTCGTACATTTTCAATGCTCTTGTATCCGGCAGCATATTTGGTGGTGTATCTGGGAATAAGATTACTGCAATCGCAGGCGAAAGTTCTACCGGCAAAACTTTCTTCTCTCTCGCCGTCGTTAAAAATTTCCTTGATAATAATCCTGATGGATATTGTCTGTATTTTGATACTGAAGCAGCAATCACAAAATCCCTTCTGGAAAGTAGGGGAGTTGACACAACTCGTTTGGTGGTTGTCAATGTCGTAACTGTTGAGGAGTTTCGTGGAAAAGCATTGAAAGCAGTTGATATGTATATGAAGAAACCTGAAGGAGAACGCAGTCCTTGTATGTTTGTGCTAGACTCTTTGGGGATGCTCTCTACAAGCAAAGAGATTAATGATGCTCTGAACGATAAAGAAGTTCGGGACATGACCAAATCTCAACTGATTAAAGGTGCTTTCCGTATGCTGACTCTTAAACTGGGTCAAGCAAAAATCCCCATGTTAGTTACTAATCACACTTATGATGTTATTGGCGCATATGTTCCTACAAAAGAAATGGGTGGTGGTAGTGGTCTTAAGTACGCCGCTTCTACTATCATCTATCTCAGCAAGAAAAAGGAAAAGGACGGAACTGAAGTCATCGGAAACATTATCAAGGCAAAGACTCATAAATCGCGTTTAAGCAAGGAGAATCAAGATGTTGAAGTCCGTCTGTATTATGATGAGCGCGGCCTTGATCGTTACTATGGTCTTCTGGAACTTGGTGAACTTGGTGGACTCTGGAAGAATGTAGCGGGTCGTTATGAAATGGATGGTAAGAAGATCTATGCAAAACAGATTCTTGCAAATCCTGAAGAATATTTTACTGCTGAAGTAATGCAAGCTTTAGATGAGATTGCACAAAAAGAGTTTTCTTATGGAAGCTAAAGATTTTATTCTTAAGATAGATGATGCAATTTCAACCAATACTTGCAAAAAAATAATTGAATTATTTGAATCTAATTATATCCATTCGGAAAGAATCGTTAATGAAGGAGCACCAAATTTTACGCAATTAAATATAAACAAACAAATTAGTAATTTGGTGCCTCCATTATCGGGAACAGTTTTAAATCATTTAAATCAATATAAAAAACAATATAGTCAATTTGCAAAATACTTTCCTCCAAAAATTTGCCTTGAAGAATTCAGAATCAAGTGCTATAATTCTGAATGGAAAGACCGATTTGATCTGCATGTTGATGTGACAGATAAAAATTCTTCCATCAGATTCCTTTCATTTTTATATTATTTAAATGAAGATTTTTCTGGAGGAGAAACAATTTTTCCTGAGCAAAAATTTGCAATCAAACCAAAAACGGGGTCTTTAATCATATTCCCCCCTACTTGGCAATACCCTCATATTGGGAAACAAGTTACGTCAGGTAAAAAATACATTATGTCAACCTATTTGCATTATTATTGATGGAAAAAATTGAGTACTTAATTTTAAGAAATTTGCTTTTCAATGAAGAATTTTTAAGAAAAGTAATACCTTTTATAAAGGAAGAATATTTTCAAGATGAATCTCAAAAAATTGTTTTTTCCACAATTAAATCTTTCGTAGATGAATACAATTCTTTGCCAACAAGAGAAGTTCTTTGTGTAGAGATAGAAACAAAGAATGAACTAAATCAAGATCAATTTAATTCCGTTATTCACTTAATTAATACACTTGAAGATATTTCAGTTGACTTTGAATGGCTAGTTGATACCTCAGAAAAGTGGTGTAAAGATCGTGCCTTGTATTTGGCAATTATGGAAACGGTAACTCTTTATGAATCCGAAGGAGGTAAAAAAAGAGATTCTATTCCATCAATTGTTCAAGATGCATTGGCAGTCAGTTTTGATAACCACATTGGACATGATTACTTAGAAGATTACGAACAACGTTATGAATTCCACCATAGAAAAGAAGAGAAAATTCCATTTGATCTTGAATATTTTAATAAAATTACCAAAGGTGGTTTATCTCCAAAAACTCTTACTGTCGCACTTGCTGGTACAGGCGTCGGCAAATCTTTATTCATGTGCCATTTTGCTAGCTCCGTGCTGCTCCAAGGGAGGAACGTTCTCTACATTACAATGGAAATGGCAGAAGAGAAAATTGCTGAACGAATTGACGCAAATCTTTTAAATGTTGCACTTCAAGATTTAAAAGATTTGCCAAAAAAAGTATTTGAAAATAAAGTAAATAGTTTAGCAAAAAAAACGCAAGGAACACTCATAATTAAAGAGTATCCAACTGCCTCTGCACATGCGGGACATTTTAGATCTCTTCTTAATGATTTAGAACTTAAAAAATCATTTCATCCTGATATTATTTTCATCGATTACCTTAATATTTGTGCCTCCTCTCGATATAAAGCGGGAAGTAATGTCAATACGTATACACTTGTTAAGGCAATTGCAGAAGAAATAAGAGGACTTGCCTGTGAGTTTTGTGTGCCAGTCGTATCTGCTACTCAAACTACTCGTTCTGGTTATGGTAACTCTGATCCTGAACTTACCGATACTTCTGAATCCTTTGGATTGCCTGCTACTGCTGACCTTATGTTTGCTCTTATTAGTAGTGATGAGTTGGAGCAGTTGGGACAGATAACAGTCAAACAACTTAAAAACCGAGACAATGATAAAGGTTGGTATAAAAAATTTATGGTTGGAATTGACAGATCTAAAATGAGGTTGTATGATGTAGAACAATCTGCCCAAAATGAAATTCATGATGCTGGGCATGACGAAGAATATGAATACAAAGAAAAAACAATTTCGGCAATGAAAAGCAAATTTGGAGGATTTAGTTTTGAGTAAAAAATATAAAACTGAAGATTATTTTTCAGTTATTGAAATTAAAACTGGAAGAAAAATTTGCGATTGTGCAGAACATGAAGATGCTCTTATGATGGTATCTTTTGATCCCAGTAATAGAACTATTACTAAAAATAATTTTCTAATGGGTCAAGTGGTTGATATTGAAATTCCAAAACAACTTCCTACAAATGAAGTTGTTCATATTCCGATTGAAACCGAATCTTTTAAAAAACATCAAGAGGAATGGATAATTGATAAAATTAAAAAATTAAATCAAAGTGATCTAAAAGAATTTAAAGGAGAATAACTATGCCAATGAATGTACAAGCACTTAATCAAGGTGGCCGACCATCAGAACCCAATATCACGATCACAAAAGAAGTACAATCAGATCAATCCGTAAAATTTACCATGACTGAGCAAAAAGTAGATCAAAAACGATATATTGAATTTGTTGATGCTGTAACAAGCGCAGAAAGCACTGACTTTGCGACTCTTCTTAAACGACTTACTGAACTTGAAGTCCAAGATGCAAATGTTCCAAAGCTACTCACTGCTTCTCTTGGTATGAGTGCTGAAGCAGGAGAGTTCACTGAGGTTGTTAAGAAGATGGTTTTCCAAGGAAAGCCATACAGTGGAGATAATGTGTTTCATCTGAAACGTGAACTTGGTGATATTCTTTGGTATGTTGCTCAAGCATGTATGGCACTCGACACTAACTTTGATGAACTTATGGAAATGAATGTTGATAAACTCAAAGCACGTTATCCTGGCGGTGAGTTTGATGTTCATTACTCCGAAAATCGCAAAGAAGGTGATCTATAAATAATATATTCACATTTAACCCTTTCTAAATAATAGAAAGGGTTTTTGTTTTATGCCAATTTTCCAAGATCCTTGGTTCGATTCACAAATAATTGAAGATCCTTGGTTTGATGAATCTGATGATTCTTATGATATAGGTGATACAAGAACGACGGATATTGAAAAAAGCATAAATGAATTTATTGGTGAAATAGATTCTGAAGAAGATAATCCTCAACCTTCCAATATTATGGAAAGGTTGATAGAACTTCAAAAAAACTCTTCTTTAGAAACACCACAAAATAACATGTATAAATTGATTGATATTTTGGATGATAGGAAGTATGGTTATCCTCAACCTGGAGACACGTTTACTTTCATATATGTTGCAAAGACACCAAATTTAATTTATGATATGCATCCTGTTTCTACAATTACAAGATTAGAAAAAGGAAGATTTTTTGGTTATAATCATCATCTTGGAATGATACGACAATACAATGGAAAGGATGGCAGAGTCCTAAGTAATTTCTATAAAATAGATAGGGATGAATTAGATATTGTTTTGTCCATAAACACTAAGTTATTGTTAAAAGTATAAATGAAAAAATTCTCTAATTTTCAAACAGAAGCAAAGTTCTCACTTGCAAAATTCCACGCAAAGCGATTGGATTTAGTAGGTGATGGACATGGTGGGTGGTATGGAAAAAAATCTGGAGAATTTGTAGCAAAAACAAACGGTGGAAATTTAAAGTTTTATAATCAGGGGCAGCAATTAGGAAAGAAGGATCCAAAACAAGTACGAGGAACTCGTAATCCTAATGATGTTGCTTCTGACCATAAACCAAATAATCCTCTTAAAACTGAATCCTATATTAAAGAAATAAGAGAAAGATATATTGCAAAGGAAATATTTTTGGAAGGTGATTGGATTGAAAGTACATCAAATGGAATGATTGGAAAAATTATTCGTAGAGGTACAAATTATTTAATTTGCGTCACGGAAGATGATCGAATGTTCAAACCTTGGATTCATGATGTTGTAGAGTGGACTAAAGTTTCTGGTGTTCCTGCAGATCAAAGATTAGTTGGAACGGATTTATATAGAGAATATGTAATGGGATTGGTTGGTGTAAAGAATATTAGAAATTTCATAAATAAGTACAAAGCAAAGAAGGCAGATAACAAATGAAATCCTATCAGCAATTTATTTCTGAAGCTGTAAATATTGCTGGAGATTTTAATGGAAATCTCTATATCAACAATTCTGAACCTGAAACAAGATCTGTTGGTGAAGAATACGTTGCTGACTTTGTTTGGGAAGGAAGCATTTATAGATTAGAGTTGGTGTCAAATGGAATGCCATCTAAATTGGATTTGGCAGAAAGATTACAGACCGAATATCCTGGAGCAATTGTTCATCAGATTTATCCAGCAATTCAAAAAACAGACGTAAACATTTCAAGTACCAAGAGATATCATCCAGGAAAATTAGAGTGGTTATAAGTTATGGCACAGTGGCATAAGAATAATCAGGATTACCTCAATCAAGAGAGGACTATCCATGAGGTTTATATTCGTGCAGATCAATACGGAAATATTTTAAATGATGGTGCATCTTCTAGAAGTGCTTTTGGTGAAGTACTTACGGTTACACCAACTCCAGTTGTTCAATTGGATGGTCTTTATGGATTGGATCCAAATAAGATTGAAACGTATTCTTTTGGAACTGGAATTACCACATCTAATATTTTAATTCAAGCATCAACAGGAACTGGTGCTTATGGATATGGAGTTGTTCGTTCTAAAAGATCTGTAAGATATCGTCCAGGTCAAGGTGCTCTTGCAAGATTTACCGCAAAATTTGATGAAGGAAGAACTGGTTATACACAAAGAGCAGGGTTCTTTACTCAAGAACAGGCACTTCAAGTTGGGTATAATACAAATGGAAAGTTTGGAATCCTTCGTGCAAATGGTGGAAAGGCACACATTCATAAATTTACTGTTAATACTGCATCGAGTGGAACTGAAACAATAACAGTTACTCTTGCTGGATTATCAACTACTTTTAGTATTGGTGCTGGGACAACTGCCGAAAATGCTGCTGCTATCGGATCCCGTACATTTTCTGGGTGGACAGCAGATTATAGAGACAATATAATTACATTTCTTGCCAATAGTTTGGGACCAAAAACGGGATCATTTTCAATCACAAGTTCTGGGACTCTTGTATCAACTGGATCAACGGCTCAAGTTGGTGTTATACAAACTGAAAATTGGACTTATCAGGAAGATTGGAATCTTGATACTTTGACTGGTGTTGGCGGAACTACTAATCCATCCTTAGTTACTCTCAATCCACAAAAATTAAATGTATTTCAAATTAATTTTCGTTGGTTGGGCGCTGGTGAAATACGTTATGCTATGGAAAATCCAATTAACGGAGATATGATTTTTATTCACCATGAACATTATAGTAATCAAAATGATAATGTTCATTTGGATAATCCATCATTAAAACTTGGATATGTTGCTGCTGAATTGAATGGAAATGTTGGCGCAGGGGTGACTATTTGCGGAGCATCAATGTTGGGTGCTATTGAAGGACTTATTTCACCAATTGATTATCCAGTTGCTGTATATAGTTCAAGAACTACAAATATATCTGCAAATACTATTACACATCTGCTCACAATTAAGGGAAATCTTGCAGCAAGTAATAAGATCAATTCAAGAGAAATTATACCTAAAAAAATTACTTGTGGTGCAGTTTCTTCTGGATCTGCTCCTTGCTTAGTTTATTTGTACATAAATCCAACTTATAATGGAGCAACTCCCAGTTTTCTGTCAGTTGGGAATGCGTCATCTTATGCAGTTACGGATACTACACTTACGGGAACACCAATTGCTGTGTTTAGTGTAACTTCTGGATCTCCAATTACTATTGATATTTCTGATTTAAGAATCGCATTACCACCAACTGTACGACTTGCAATGGCAATTAGTTCTTCTTCTCAATTGACCAGAGTAGATTCTGGAATTACGTTCATTGAAGATTAATTTGAATATTTTATAAATAAATACAAGGAAAATAATTAAAAAATAACATGTTATCCCATATCGCACAAGATCTTTATGAGTCCTATCTCACCGAGATGGAACCTCAATTAGGAAAAAAAGAAGATGGTGGTGGTGAAGCAAAAGGTGGAGCACCGGCATTGGGTGATCAATCTGCCAAGAGAATTAGGCAGGCTGTTTATGATATTAGATATCGTGCAAGAAGAGAAGAAATTGGTGTAGATCAGGCATATTCTCAGTACATGTCTCATACTTCGATGCCTGCTAATGAGAAGGCAGCAGTCAGAGAGAAACTGGGTCTTGGTGCTTCTGGTGGACCTGTAAAAGAAGAAGCAGACGCAGGAAAGCATTATTTGAGAGTTGATCCAAGAAGTAGAAAAACTGGAGAAAAGCCATACGTTAAGAAGTTTGATCCTTCAAGTGAAAAAGATCGTAAAAAGAGACATAGTTTGCAGAACAAGGGGATTGTGACTACTGTAACTAAGCATGGAAGTCCTTATGACGGTGCTGGTGAAAAGTATGAAAAAAAATATGGTCCAGCAACTGGTAAAAATACTGTAGGTGATAAGGATAGGGATGGCACTGTAGAGCCAGATGGTCATGAGTATGCTGGAGTAAAAGACAATGCTGTTAAAAAAGCAATGTCTAAAAAAGGAACTAAAAAAGAATCGTTCTCTTCATGGAGAGAAGAAATTCGTGAAGTAGTTGAAAAAATTAATGATATTCAGCAAAAAGAAATAAAAGAAAAATCAGTTGATAATTATAAAGATAAAAAAGTAAATGTAAATCCAGAAATAAACTCGGAAGAAGTTGCATATGCTCTTGGTGGAGAACTTGTAGAATCTGTAGATCTTGGTGAAAATTATATTGAAGAAGTTGCTGATTTTGCAACAGAATATTTTTATGCTGAAGGTTTGAATGAAAATGGAATCAATATTCTCATCGAAGATATTGGTGTAGATGAGTTTGTTGATTATATTCTTGATCTTGATGAAGCAAGAAGAAGTGGACGTATTGAACCAACTACAAAATCTGGAAAGGATGTTGGATCATTAAAAGGTGGTGCAAAAACTGCAGCAATTAAGCGTCTTCGTGGTGAAAAGGAAAAAAGAAGAGAAGCAGAATCATCTGCATCTGCTGCAAAACCATCTGGAATGACTGCAGCACTTAAGAGTCAATCTGAGAAAGCAAAGGTTTCTTCTGGATTGAAAAAAGCAAAAACTGAAAAGAGTATTGAAAACGCAAAATCATCACAAGCACCAGCATCCAATAAGTCCTCAGAAGGAACTAAGAAAGAAGTTAAGAAGGGTATTATTGGACATCTGAAGCAGTCATGGCAAACTGCAAGGGAAGTTGGGAAGGAGCATGAAAGAAGAGTGGCAAGAGCTGCTGGAACTGCCGCTGGTGCTGCTGTGGGTGCTGCAAAAGCAGTTCATCGTGCTGGTCAGGAGTTTGGTAAGAGTGAAGCTGGACAAAAAGTAAAGGCAGGAATTGCTAAAACTGCTAAAGCAACTGTAGCAGCAGCGGGAGCAGGAATTGGTTCTAAAGTTGCTGGAAAGAGTAATGCTGCTGCGGCAGGTCGTGCTGCAGGAACATTTATTAAGAAAATGAGAGAAGATTATGATCTTTGGATTAATGAATTAATTTCTGAAGGTTATGATGTATCCGAATATCCTGAGGGGTATTTAATTGACACATACCTTCCAGAAGATCTTGATGAAGGAATTGGAAGTGCCTTGAGAGGACTTCTTACTCCAAAACCATCTGAAAGACAGCAACTTGCTAAGCAGAGAATGGATGCCCATCGTGCTGCAATGGCAAGTGGGAAGTCGGGAGATTCACCTTATACTCCACAAAGAAAGAAACCATCTACTCCAATTAAAAAACCAAACACTCCAGAAAGAGATCCATGGTCTGGAAATCCAGAAACTGATAAAGCATGGGCAAAGGGAGGAAGTGCTGCATCAAGTCCAAGAGCATATAAGAGAGAAGAATTTGAAGAGTGGATGGAAGCACTACTTGAAGAAGTTAATCTTGATGAAAATGTTGCTTTCTTAGTATTTGAATCAAACTTTATGGTAGAGGAAATGTTCCTCAATGAAGCAAAGAATAAAGAGGGTAAAGAGCAAGGTGCTGATGGTAAAGCTTGTTGGAAAGGATATAAGTATGCTGGAACTAAAAATGGAAAAGATAAGTGTGTGAAATCTGAAGAAGTTGATCTTGAGGAAAAAGCACCTCCAGGAGCAAAGTTTGAAAGAATGGTAAAGCATATTAAAAAAAACTATGCTAAAAAAGGTGGTTTGAGTGATAAAGAAAAATCCATTGCATATGCCACTGCCTGGAAGGCAAAAAATGAAGAAGTTGATCCTGTTGCCAAAAAGCAAGCAGAATTAAAAAAAAAATTAGTTAACAAAAAAACTCAAACTCAAAATTTAGAATTGAATCTTGTAAAGCAAGGTAAATTGCCACTTGATACATCTTCTTACGAAATGGAAGGTGATTCTATTGATGAAACAAAACTTGGATGGGCAGCAAGAGCAATTGAAAAAAGAGAGGCACAAAGGGGAGGTTTGACCCGCACCAGATCCAAAAAAGAAGTTCAGGCAAGTGATCTTGGTAGTGCTCAACTACTGAGAAAAGATGCTACTTTGGAAAGACAAAAAGCACCCGGAGATACTGGACTTCATAAGGGTGCAACGAGATCGAAAGATGAGTATGATGATGAAAATCCACCAAGAAGAAGTCGTTTAGATGATCATCCATCTTTAAGTGCTAGAGAAAGAAACCCTCGTTTAAGATAATTAATTTATAAATATAGTTGGTTGTAATGACTTAAATCTTAGGAGGTAAATTATGTCAGTAGCTGCAATCTGGGCTTGGGTAATGGCAAATGAAGCTGCCGTAGCAACAATTCTTCTGATTCTCTCGGAATTTCTTGGTGCTATTCCAGCTATAAAAGCAAATGGAATTCTTTCATTCTTATTGTTGAAAGGTCAAGATTTTCTCAAAACAAAAGATGCTGTCGATCCAACAGCAAACGACTGATAATAAATAAATACAGAAAAATAATTTAATGGGGAGATAATTGAACTCCCCATTTTTTATAAATATCTCTATAGATCCTAAAATTACGGAAGAAGAAACATGGCACTCTGGGGAAATAATGACAATGTATCATCAGCAGGTATTGTAACCTGCGACTATGTTACAACAGATGTATATGGAAATGTTGTTGTAAATGGATGGGGCACTCTTTTTGGGCAAGTTGGGTCTGCAAAAACTGGCGATGTAATTAGAATTGGAAGAGGTGATAGTACATATATTGGAGATGCTGTAATCGTATCTATTGCTTCAACACAACAGATTTCTATTGCATCAACTTCTGGATTGAGTGGTGCTGCTATTGCTGGAGCTAACTTTACAATCAGCGAACTTCCAAAATATACTGTTGGTGATTATAGTTTTAGTAATGCTCTTGATTCTGCTCCAACTTTAACTAATTTTGGAGTTACTGGAACTGCAACAACTAACTCTCCTGTTGGTTACAGCACTGTTTATACGGTAACAACAGGTAAAGACATTGTTGTTGGTGATACTTTATTGAATGGTGGAAATGATATTCGTATTGCTTCCATTAGTGCTACAAATGTCGGACTTGCATCAACAATTTCTGTTGGCATTGCTACAGGAGCAACTCTTACATTTAAGAGATATGTTGGTGGGTATAGTAGAGATGTTTATGGTGTTGCTGGAGCTGGAGTTACCGCAGCACACGCAACTAAGTATGAGTTAACTCATGCTGGATGGGTTGGTGTAACGACTTATGTAGATTGCCATGGAGAATTGAGAGTTAAAAAGGAAGTATTAGTAGCAATGTCTGGAATTCAAACCGGAAATGCTCCACTTTATGACGGAAATCCATTTGTATAATAGTATAATATAATAATATGTTATTTGATGAGTTAGATGAAAGTAATTTTTTAATTTTTGCCATCAAAAATTATGAAAACCCTCAAGCAGTTACTGAAGAGGATTTTTATAAAGATTTGAATCATTTCAAGTATATTAAACGTCTCTTAAAAAGATATAAAAATACTGGGGAATTACGATGCAATCTACTCATCAATCATTTTATAATTTTATATAATATTTTTGGAGAAGCTGCAACTCCAATGTTTTTCTTTAAATCAGAAAAGGAACTTTGGAGTTGCATAAAAACATTCATAGTGTTTATGAATAGATTGCCACCAACTCCAAGATGCTATATTCATGACATTCCTGTAGATGAAAATATAATGGGAGAACTAATTAGATTGGGAGAATCATGAAGATAGACAAAATGATTTCCATAATAAAGGAAAATATGGTTGTCGGAGGCGGTGGATTTACTGGATCTTCTCCAGCGCAAGGACCAACTGCCGGATTTGATCCTCTATTAGGATTCCGAAACAAAAAGAAAGGAAGTGTCGATTTTCGTAAAGTTCCTAAAGATTATAAGAATTGGGTAAAATCTTTAAAAAATAAATAATTAATACAAAAGGATGACTACGTGACGTATAAATTGGTAGTATGTAAGATGCCGTTCCAATTAAGAAGGTCAGACCTTTCAAAATTAGATGTTTTGGAAGCAAAGTTCAACATTTACGAAGATTTATCTAGACAAATGATGGATAAATTAGAAGTAGCTGTTGATAAAATATCTGAAGCAAATAATAAAATTGCTACAATTCTTAGTAAGCATGATGAAAGAATTGATCAGACAATTAAGAATGATGAGAATTTTGCCAAACAACTTGATGAATTAAAAACTGAAAATAAGGATGATCACAAGGCAGTCGTAGAAAGAATTCAAAAATTAGAACTAAAAATAGAAGACCTTATTAAGTTTCGTTGGATAATTGCTGGAGCAGTAATTATTATAAGTTTTGTATTTTCTCAATCTGGTATGGTTGTAGATATTTTGACGCCAGATAATCAACCAAATTATAGAATAGAGACGAAGAAATAATAAATATTATTAAATTTCGGGCATCAGTTCCGATGAAAAAAGAATATTTAAAGATAAAAGATAATACTAAAGTATCGACATATTATCTTCAAAAATTTACTAATTCTGTAGTTAAGTGGACATCCATCATTTCATCCTGCTGCATCGAAAGGGGTTGATTGACAGAGATCGTCCAGTCGTGTAGAATGTCCAGAGATATGGACTTTCGTTATGGATTTTATTGATGTCAAATACATCAATTTTCTTGGATCTAAATTTCAAAAATTTAAAAGAGTAAAGAGTAATCTTTATAACTTCCGTTGTCCTATTTGCGGAGATTCCCAGAAGAATAAAAATAAGGCAAGAGGATACCTTTACCAAATCAAAAATAATACAAACTACAAATGCCATAATTGTGGAGTTAATATGTCCTTTAATAATTTTTTAAAGGATATTGATGCAAATCTTCATAAACAATATGTATTTGAAAAGTATAAAAGTGGAGTAAGCGGGAAGAATTTTCAAACAGAAGATCCTAAGTTTGAATTTGAAAAGCCAGAGTTTCGTGAAACTGTAGATCTTCCAAAAGCATCTGAAAATGATAGGGCAAATGAATATCTAAAAAGTAGAAATCTAAACCCATATAAATTTTATTACACCCCCAATTTTAAAAAGTGGACTAATTCTCTTCAACAAACCTTTGATAATACAAATTATGATGAGGAGAGAATTATCATACCACTTTTTTATAAAAAGAAATTAATTGGATTTCAGGGGAGAGCTATCGGTCCAAGTCAGGTAAAATACATTACCATTATGCTGGACGAAGATGCACCAAAAATTTACGGACTTGATGAAGTAAATTCAGATGAAACAATTTACATTACTGAAGGACCTTTCGACTCGACCTTTATTAAAAACTCTGTTGCTATGTGTGGGGCCGATATTGATATTAGCTCGTTTGGTTGGAGCAGTGTTGTTTACATTTATGATAACGAACCACGCAATCGAGAAATCGTCAACAGAATCTCCAAAACAATCGACATGGGAGATAAGGTAGTGATATGGGACACTGGAGTTGAAGAAAAGGACATTAATGATATGGTTTTATCTGGACTGAATGTTCAGAATATGGTAGAATGTAGTACTTATCAAGGATTAGAAGCAAAACTTAAGTTTATCAACTGGAAAAAAATATGAGCAACGGAACCAAAGTCGTCAAGAGAAGTGGACTAATTGAATCTCTTGATCTGGACAAAATGCATTTGATGGTGAATGAGGCATGTAAAAATCTTTCTGGAGTTTCTGCAAGTCAAGTGGAAATGACTTCTGGGATTCAATTTTATGACGGAATTTCTACTCAAGAAATTCAAGAAATTCTAATTCGTAGTGCAAGTGATTTGATTGATTTGGACCATCCAAACTATCAATATGTTGCCGCTCGTCTTCTTCTGTTTTCTGTTCGCAAGCAGATTTATGGAAGAATGAATGAACTTCCTGATCTTGAGACACATATTTACAATTGTGTGAGTTCTGAAGTATATGATGCAGATATTTTTACCAAATATTCAAAGGAAGAAATTCAGAAAGCAAATAACTACATTGATCATGATCGTGACTTCTTATTCACTTATGCAGGTCTTCGTCAAGTAGTTGATAAATATTTGGTTCAGGATAGAAGTGGTGGTGGAGTATATGAAACTCCTCAGTTCATGTATATCATGATTGCTCTGACTATCTTTGCAGAGTATCCAAAGGAAACCCGTATGTCATACGTTAAGAGGTACTATGACGCAATCTCAAAGCACAAAATCAACATTCCTACACCAATCATGGCGGGTGTTAGAACCCCACTTCGACAATTTGCGAGTTGCGTTCTTGTTGATGTTGATGACACCCTTGACAGCATCTTCAGCTCTGATATGGCAATTGGCAGGTATGTTGCTCAAAGAGCAGGAATTGGTATCAACGCAGGTCGAATCAGGGGCATCAACAGTAAGATCCGAGGTGGAGAAGTTCAACACACTGGTGTTGTCCCTTTCCTCAAAAAGTTTGAAGCAACTGTCCGATGCTGCACTCAAAATGGCATCCGAGGTGGATCAGCGACTGTCCACTTCCCAATCTGGCACCAAGAAATAGAAGACATTCTGGTTCTTAAGAATAATAAGGGTACGGAGGATAATCGTGTTCGTAAACTTGACTACAGCATTCAAATCAGTAAACTCTTCTACGAAAGATTTATTCAGGACGGTGAGATCACACTTTTCTCCCCACATGATGTACCTGGACTATATGATTCTTTCGGAACAGACGCATTTGACGATTTATACGTTCAATATGAGAACAATTCGTCCATTCCGTCGAAAAGTATTAAGGCACAGGAACTTATTCTTAGCCTCCTCAAAGAACGTGCTGAAACGGGTCGTATCTACATTATGAATATTGACCACTGTAATACTCATTCGTCCTTCAAGGATAAAATTGAGATGAGTAATCTGTGCCAAGAAATCACTCTTCCAACGCATCCAATTCAACATATTGATGATACGAGTGGTGAAATTGCACTTTGTATTCTCTCTGCAATTAATGTTGGTAAAGTAAAGTCGGATGAAGAACTTGAAGAACTTTGTGAACTTTCAGTTCGTGGTCTTGAGGAATTGATTGATTATCAGCAGTATCCAGTTAAGGTTGCTGAAATTGCCACAAAGGCACGGAGATCCCTTGGAATCGGTTTTATTGGTCTTGCTCATTACCTTGCGAAGCTTGGGTTTAAATACGACTCACAGGAGGCATGGGATGCCGTAAACGGACTGTCTGAATCATTCCAGTATTATCTTTTGAAAGCATCCAATCAACTCGCAAAAGAAAAAGGTCACTGCGAATACTTTGGTCGCACCAAGTATTCGGATGGAATCCTTCCAATTGATACCTATAAGACAGACGTAGACGAAATCTCTTCACTCGCATTACAACATGATTGGGAAAATCTTAGAGCATCCATCTTGGCTCACGGTCTCAGGCACTCAACACTGTCCGCACAGATGCCATCGGAGAGCAGTTCCGTTGTGTCAAATGCCACAAACGGAATCGAACCTCCACGGGATTACTTGTCCGTTAAAAAATCGAAGAAGGGTCCACTTAAGCAGATTGTCCCTCAATATGGAAGCCTTAAAAACAATTACACTCTTCTCTGGGAGATGGATTCCAATCGTGGTTATATTAATGTTGTTGCTATGATGCAAAAATATTTTGACCAAGCAATTTCAGGTAACTGGTCATACAACCCAGAAAATTATGATGACAATGAAGTTCCCACTTCGGTGATTGTTAATGATTTCCTGACAACATATAAGTATGGGTGGAAAACATCGTATTATCAAAATACTCATGATTTAAAAACTGATGAAGTAGAAGAAAAGCAAGAGACACTGGGATCTTTACTTGATGAACTTCTTTCTATTGAAGAAGATTGTGAAAGTTGCAAAATCTAATTATGTTAAATCAAATTCTAACAAACGAGGAAAAGGAAATGCAGTACGATTTCAAAGTTTCTGAAAATGAGACCTCAATTAGAGGAGCAACTGTTTTTAATACTGAACAAGTTGATACCAAAAAACAACCCATGTTCTTTGGTCAACCACTTGGAATTCAGAGATATGATTCATACAAATATCCCATCTTTGATAAACTAACTACTCAACAACTTGGATACTTCTGGAGACCTGAAGAAGTGTCTCTCCAGAAGGATCGTGGAGATTACCAAACCCTTCGTTCTGAGCAGAAACACATCTATACTTCTAATCTGAAGTATCAGATTATGCTTGATTCTGTTCAGGGTCGTGGTCCTGGAATGGCATTTATTCCTTATTGCTCTCTTCCTGAATTGGAAGCATGTATGGAAGTGTGGGGATTTATGGAAATGATTCACTCACGTTCATACACATACATCATTAAGAACATCTATTCAGATCCCTCTGAGGTGTTTGATAAGATTATTACTGATCAACGTATTCTGGAACGTGCTAAGAGCGTTACCGAATCTTATGATGATTTTATTAACCATGCTCATCAGTATGATGCTGGATCAATGTGGGAACTTGCAAGAGAAGGTCACGTTGCTGGAAAGTTTGATAGAAAAGAATTGAAAAGAAAGTTATATCGAGCAGTTGCAAACGTGAATATCCTTGAAGGTATTCGTTTCTATGTTTCTTTTGCTTGCTCCTTTGCTTTTGGTGAACTGAAACTTATGGAAGGATCTGCCAAGATTATTTCCTTGATTGCAAGAGACGAAAATCAACATCTTGCGATCACTCAAAATATTTTGAATAAGTGGAGAGAAGGTGATGATCCAGAAATGCGTCAGATTGCTAAAGAAGAGGAAGAATGGGTTTATGCAATGTTTGATCGTGCTGTAAATGAAGAAAAGAAATGGGCAGATTATCTGTTCAAAGATGGTAGTATGATTGGACTTAATGATAAACTTCTTCAGCAGTATGTGGAATGGATTGCTAATCGTAGGATAAAGGCAATAGGTCTTAAACCAGTTTATGATATTGCTGCAAATAATAATCCTCTACCTTGGACGCAACATTGGATTTCTTCCAAAGGTCTTCAGGTTGCTCCTCAGGAAACAGAAGTTGAATCTTATGTGGTTGGTGGAATTAAGCAAGATTTCAAAAAAGATTCTCTTGCTGGATTTAAACTATGAACGTAAGTCATTTATCAGTAAATTTATTTGATAGTAAAACAGATCTTTGTGAAATAGGATCTAAATATGGCACAGATAAAACGCCATATAATGATACTAGTTGTGAGTACTATGATTCTGTTTATAGGCATTCATATACGCCATTTTATTCGACTTTATTTTCAAATCTCAAGTATAGTAAAATAAATTTTGGTGAGATTGGAATTTTATGTAATGCATCCATAAAGATGTGGAGGGAGTATTTTATAAAAGCTAAAATATACGCTTGGGATGGAAGTGAAGAACATTTAAAAAATGCAAAAAAAGATAAATTACGAAATGTAATTTATAATTATATGCATACTTCATATGAAGAATCTATTAAAGAATCATTTTTAAAATGTAAATGTAAATTTGATGTATTGATAGATGATGCCAGTCATTTATTTTGGGATCAAATACGACTTATTAGAAACTCCATTGATTATTTGAATCCAGGAGCTTTTTTAATTATTGAAGATATTAATAGAGATTTTGATGAAGAAAGGTATGTATATGAAGTAAAACAATATGGGCATGATGTATATTTTGACGAAATGCTCTTTATTGACTTATATCATAATCAATCTTCATTAGGTAAATATAATAACGATAAGATTATAGTGTTTACTCGATCTAATTTTTAATGACTTGTGGGGAGGTAACTCCCCTTTTTTATAAATACCTATAAATTCTTTAATACGAATATGGATTATAAGGAACTTATTGAAGCATACTCTGCTGTATATAATGAAGAACTTAGAGAAGAAATGCTTCATGCAGAAGAAAATTATCAAGTTCTTGACGAATTTAGCGATAATGAACTTGATGAGATCGTAGAAGAAGTTATTCTTGAGGGGTCATTTGATATTGATGAGTGTGTCGAGTATATTGAAGAAGCAAAGGTAACTTTTGGGCATGATACTGAAGATCCCGAGGCAAAGAGAAAGGCAGAAAGAATTGAAAGAGTAAAGGGTGCTGCAAAAAGAATTGGTAAAGCAGCAGTTGCAAAAGCAAAAGAAAAGGCACCAGAAATTAAAGCTGCTGCTAAAAAAGCAGGTAAAGTAGTAGTTTCAAAGGTAAGAGAAAAGGCACCCGCAGTTAAAGCTGCTGCCAAAAAAGCAATTAAGGGAATCCTTTCAAAGGGTAAGGAACTGTTTAATAGAGGTAGATCTGCACTTGCCAAGGGTCTTCGTAAGGGATCCGAACTTGCTTCAAAAGCAGCATCCAAGGTTGAACCCAAAAAGGCACATCCAAAAGCAGCAGCACCAGAAAGAGAAGAACCAAAAAGAGAACCAAAACCATATAGAGGTGAAGGTTCTGGTCGTAAAGAAGTTGTTGGTAAGAGTGTAAAGGCTGCCGCAAAGGAAGCAATTAAATCAGCAAGAAGCACCGCATATAGAGGTGCTGGAGCAGGACGCAAAGAAGCAGCATCTTCTGGTGGCGTATCCTCTAAAAGTGGTTCAATCGGTCGTGAAGGATCTAAGGGAACTGCACTTCCAGCAGCAGGTAAAAGTGGTGGATCCACAAAGGCTGGAAAGCCAATGAATAAATCTCAGAGAGCATTTAGAAATGCTGCAAGAGGATTTGGTGAGGCTTATGATGTAATTGCTGAATTGATGCTTGAGGATATTATTGATAAGGGTCTTGCAGAAACTTATGAGGAAGCATATGAGATCATGGAAGGATTGACTGATTATGAAGTCGGTGAAATTGCAGAAAATTTTGAATTGCTTGCAGAAGAAATCCTTTCTGAGCAAGTAGAAGAGAGAGATGATCTGTTTGATTATATTCTTGAGTATCTGGTTGCTGAAGGGTATGCAGATACGAATGAAGATGCTTTAGTTATTATGGCAAACATGAGTGAAGAGTGGAGAGAGAGTATTGTTGAGGAATCTATGCCACCAAGAAGAAGTAAAGAAGAAAGGTCAAAAAGGGCAAAGGAACTTGGAGATAGGCAAACTATTAGAAATGTTGTAGGGAAGTATAATAAAGAAAAATCATCATCTAAACAGGAAAATCCAGATAAGTATTATTCCAATAACTGAAACCACTTCCAAAACTGCTTACTAGAGGGTCTTCACAGACCCTCTTTTTTTTGTATAACTATAGTAGAGTATTTTTTTATATGGTTCACTATAACGACATCTTTGAATTAAAGGCAAGGTTGAATAATCTTAAGCATCAATTAGATTCTGAACATAAGACATGGCAAGAGAAAGAACTTGCCCATAAATATCTGAACAAAGCAATGGACTATGTAAATGAGTTGCAATTGTACTGATGAATTAACGGAAAATATTTTGCAAATTTATATTGAAATTTTATGTTAGTTAAAAATTCGCTCCCATCACATTATTGTGAAATATCGCATACAAACATTATTACGGAACATTTAAAAAATGAATTGGATGATAGTTATTATCTTTTCTTCATTCATCCAGATTTAGATTTGGATATAAATTTGATGGAAGAATTTTTGCTTAAACTTAAAGAAGTGAAGGCAAAAAATATTAAAAAAATTGCAATTCATGTTGGAAATGAGGAATATTATAATGATAAATTATATGAAAATTTTGATATGATCTTTAGAAATTATCACTATAATAAATCTGATAATTCTAAAGTATTTAATTTTAGTTTGGGTTATAATTCTAGTGGGAAATCTATAGTTGAATTTAATAATAGTAAAAAAATATCCGAAAGATCAATAGATGTTTTCTTTTCTGGGCAAATTGGACACAGAGAAAGTTTTTATCATTATGTAACTAATAATTTACGTGGAAATTATCATATTAATTTTAACAATAAATTTAGAGCTGGAATGGGTATTGATAATTATGTAAAAACACTCTCAGATACGAAAATATGTTTAGTTCCTAATGGATTGAGTAAAGAAACATTTAGATATGCAGAAGCATTTGCTTCTGGATGTGTAGTAATTACATCTGAAAACATAGACGTTTGGTATTATAAAAATTCTCCAGCTTACTTTGTTAATAATTGGAATCAGGTTACTGATGAATATATTCAAAATATTCTTCAAAGTAATATGGACATAAAACAAACTGAAGGAATTGAATATTATAAAAACTATTTGAGTCCAGAATCTTCTGCTAAATATATAATTTCTAAAATTAAAAATAAATTTCAATAATAATGAGTTGCAGTTATACTAATCCGTGGATTTATAATGGAGAAATTTTTGAGTCAGATAATATTCAAGATTATTTTGGTTTTGTTTATCTTATTGAAAATATTTCAAATCATAAAAAATACATTGGTAGAAAATATTTTTGGTCTTTTAGAACACCTAAGGGCAAAAAAAGAAAAGTAAAATCAGAATCTGATTGGAAAAAGTATTATGGATCTTGCCCAGAACTTAAAGAGGATATTGAAAAGTATGGTAAAGAGAATTTTAAACGATCTATACTTTCTCTTCACCGATCCAGAGGAAGAACAAATTTTGAGGAGACCAGACAACTTTTTCTCAACGGAGTCCTCACCGAATCCCTTGACAACGGAGAACCTGCCTACTACAATAGCAACATCCTCTCAAGGTACTTCCGAAAAGATTACTATGGAAATTGTGACTGAACCCGTTCTTGAGGTTCGTGAATGGGCAATCAAAAAAATTCAACTTCTTCATGATGCAGATCGTCATCGCAATGCAAAAGCACTTGCTGCAGAATTTTCTGAGTGGATTAATATTCCCTGCGGAGAAGATGAAATTCCTTACATCTGTATTGAAAATGATCTAAAGGAACAGGGATGGACGGAAGAGCAGGAGATTGACATCAAAGATCCGTGGGATTGACAAATACTAAATAATCACTTATTATGTGTACACCTGTCGAAAGGCAGGTTTTTTATTATGAGTCATTGATTTGATTTAGAGCCGTGGAAGGTGCCCTTTGAGAAAAGGGTGTACCCCCCTTCTATACGGATGTAGAGTTCTATTTAACTAAATGCGTAAAAACCTTACAAGTGTAGCCGTATCTCTTTTTGGTGCGGTTGCGACATCAGCGGCAACATTGCCAACACCGAGTTTTGCTACTTCACAATATAGTCCACCAATTGAAGAAAGCAAAATTCAGGAGACAACGACCAAAGAGGTTGCTCCCGAAAAACCTAAAGTGAAAAGGTTAATTTGTACAGGATGTAACAGTAATGAAATCAAAACATTACAATTCCTTCAAGATCGTGGAATCACTGACAAAAACGCCCTAGCTACCATTATGGGCAATATTCGACAGGAATCTACCTTCATTCCTAACATTTGTGAAGGTGGTGCCCGAACTTCCTATCCTAACTGTGGTGGGGGGTATGGTCTTATCCAATGGACCAATGCTCCTCGTTTCTATGGACTTGGAAGACATGCTGCTCGTATTGGTGCCAATCCTTCATCACTGGATGCACAACTTGACTATATGCTGCATGAAGGTGATTGGAAGATGATTGAGCCTTATATGAAAACTCCTGGTGGATCAATTCATCATTACATGCGTCTTGCAAGTAAGTGGATCCGTTGGGGTCATCATGGAGCAAGGACTGATTTTGCTTATGGTTATTCCAAAAAACTAATCCTTACTGAAGTTTGATAAATAGGGGGAGAGCAATCTCCCCCCTTTTTTATGTCTAAATTGATTGATTTTAAGAAAAAACTATTAGGTTTATATCACAATAGAATTCAAGCGTTGAGTCATCCCCAACAATGGGCACACATATATGTGCAATTTGAAGAAACCCCAGAAGGTGATATTTTTTCAAAGAGTTGGTATGCAACAGAAAGTCCTAAAAATCCATATAGAAAAAGTGTTTTAGAATTAAAGGAATTTGATAATAAGATAATTGCTACAATTGATGGATTTGATGTTGAGTTTATTTTTTCTAATGGATATTGGATTGCGGAATCAAAACATACAATTCCATCTAAAAACATGTATGTATTGACTTCTATAAAATTTGATGGTGAAAATTATTATTCTAAAGATGGTGGATATCACATAAAAAATGGTAGATTTCTTTGGGGAAAAGATTTATATGAAGGACATTTTCATTTTATGAAAGTAAAGTAAATGGAAAATCTTCCAGAAAATCCAGAAGAAGTTATAGATATACTTGCAAAAACTAAATTATTAAAAGTCGAGGATGAAAGTGGATCTATAACTTTAGAAGCACATAATCAAGTGAATATTCAACCAAAAGGAACTCCGTTCGGAGCAAAATTAAAATTGGAATCGGACGGGTCAGTAACTCCAACTTTAACTTTTGATAGCAAAAAAATGAGGCCAGTGATCAATAGGACAGACCCAAAACAAGCTTTGGACGATGCGTTGGAGGACTATTTAAATGGGATGGAAGGACAAGATAAAAATATTTGATGATACTGCCAAATTTAATATCGTTCATTTTAAATTTGGAAAGGAGCAAAGAGATATAAAACATTATGCAAAACTTGGAGTTATTTTAAGAACAACTATTGCTCTGATTGCTTGGGTTCCTGGATTGGATGAAGAAAAAGTTTTTAATTTCCTTGATGAACTTCAGTTAGCTTTGGATATTGAATTTATTAATGATTATATTGTCAAAGATATTGATCTGCTTAAATATAGAATAAAGAGAGTGCTTGATAAAGCACTTGAGGAATACAAAAAGAAAAATGAGAATTAATCTTTTAGGAAAACAAAGTGCTGCTTCGGCAATATTAGTTGCTGCTGTGAATGGTATTATTCTTTGGTTAAAAAGATATGGAGTTCAAGTAACTGAAACTGAATTGTATCAACTTTATTATGAGGTTGATCGGTTTGTTGAGAGATCAAAATTAAATACTCTGTTTGAAAAAATTAATGAAGAAGAATTTTATAAATTTTTGGATGAATTTGTAAATGCGGTAGATGTGGAACTGACTAAAAACCCAAAGTTTTTGGAAAATAAAGTTATCTTATGGAAACTATTTGCCGCATGTCAGGATCTTTTGAATAAAAAATGGGTAAGAAAAAACCCAGTAACTGATGAAATTAAATATCAGATCAACAAAAAAATTATAGAAACTCCTGAACTTCTTGATTATAAGGTTAAGAGAGATGTTGATATGGCAATATCTGATTATAATAAGGAAGTTAAAAAACTTGGATTAGAACCTCCAGATAACAAGCCTATATACTCAGAGAAACCACCAGACGGGAGCAATGCTCAAGATCTTCTTGGTGGGGAAATGAGGTTGAGAGCACCTTGGGTCAACGAAGACCCTTGACAGCACCAGGACAATCTGGTATTATTATCTCATGGCAAATGACTCAGTAGCTCAGTGGATAGAGCAACTGCCTTCTAAGCAGTCGGTCGTTGGTTCGACCCCAACCTGAGTCGCCAGGGGAATTAGCTCATTTGGTAGAGCAGGGTCTTTGCAAGGCCAAGGTAAGGGGTTCAAGTCCCCTATTCTCCACTTGACAATCTTATCAATGTGTGATATGATTGTCTTCTGCTTATCCATTTTGTAGTGGGTTTTAAGGGTAAGCAACAGTAAACCTACTTGAAAAAGAGAAAAGTATGAAGTCCGTGGATTTTAAATTCACAATATGCATCTGCTTTTCTTATTTGCGGGGTTAGTTCAGCGGTAGAACGCTATCCTTCCAAGTTAGATGTCGTCGGTTCGATTCCGATACCCCGCTCTTGGAGATCGACGGATTTCCAAAGGGTGTGACAGAAAAATCTATGTGGTCAAGCACTGGATATTGTATAGTAAGGTAGGGGTGGTGCCCGCTGTAAAACTGGGAGACCAGAGTTACAGAATCCAATGCCAAGGAACCTAAAAGTGCTGGAATAATTACGTTGTCAGTGAGACCTTCCAGTTGTGAGTATGACAGAATCTCACCACCCACACATTTTATAAATAATGGTAGAACAATCAAACTTCTGCCAAATGCCTAAAGAAAATAGAACGTATTCTGATCGTAAAGAAGCAAACAAAGCAAGTGTCATTAAAAGACGTAAGAAAAACAAACTTCTTTTAGTAGAATATAAAGGTGGTAAGTGTGAACGTTGTGGATATGATAAATGTATCTCTGCCTTAGAGTTCCATCATCTCGATCCCACAACTAAAAAATCTAAAAACCTTGGAACCACCGTTGCCATTGAAAAGCAGAAGGCAGAAGCAGATAAATGTATTCTCGTATGTGCTAACTGCCATCGAGAAATACATCATGAACAACATAATGGGGTGTAGCTCAGCGGTAGTAGCGGGATGCTGTTAACATCTAGGTCGCAGGTTCGATCCCTGCCGCCCCAGTTGAAAGGGTTGGAAATGTTCGATTCTTTCATATTGGTTCTGGGTGGAATTCCCAGTAGTTCCTTAAGGGACTATCCTTTGTAGGTTCGATACCTACATCTTCCTTATGGGAGATAAGAAAGGCTACTGGAAACCTTTTATTTGCCGTCCTCTAACACGGTGAAAATCGCATCAAGTGTCTGGTGCAAGTGGTGGACACTCACCACTGTTCGGGAGATTAACTCAGTGGTAGAGTGACTGCTTTACACGCAGTAAGTCGTTGGTTCAAGTCCGACATTTCCCATCATATATAAGATATGAATATAATGTTAAGATATTAGTAAAATGTTAGTTGTTAGATGCAAGTCCTGCAATACGGAAATAATAAGTTCACCAAAAATACAGGTTTGCGGATGTTCCAATAAAATGGAAGTTCGTGATGACAAAGTTTCTGCTGTTGATTTAACACAAGTGGTTATGATCAATGGTGCAAAACCTTCAAAAAAAGAACAAAGATTGTTGTCCGATCAGGATCTTGCATTCCAAGAAGCAAGAAAAGCACGAAAAGTTCGTAAATTGGATTTTGAAATCCGTTAAATCTTGGAGAGGTGGTCGAGTGGTTTATGGCACTGGTCTTGAAAACCAGCGATGTGAAAGCATCCGTGGGTTCAAATCCCACCCTCTCCGTTTAATAATTACTTAATCATGTTGTTGAAATTCACATAAAGTTGACTTTTGAAGTCAAATATTTTATAACTATTATAATGACGTTTATTGAGTGTTTAAATGAACGAATCAGAAGTTCAAAAACTTATTGATAAGGCTATTGATAAGCATAATAAAACTGCAACTTTGATAAGTGCCTGTATAGGATCTGTTCTTCTTTTCTTCTATGCCCATGGCGTAGTTTGTATCGTAAATAGAATTTCTGGGTAAGTATAATGGATTTCCGTTATTACTTGCCCTTTCTTGTTTTGTTACTGATTATACTATCAATGTTTATTCATGGCGTTATTATTATGAGAGAACTTCATGGATATCAACAGAATCCTAAAGTTAAAAATCATCCAGAAATGAAAGGAGTTAAAAAAGGAGATTTGCTAATGGTAGTAAGATTTACCGATGAAGATTATTCTGAACTTTCAGAAAGAATTCAAAAGCAAAAACTCGATGAACTATTTGAAGAACCATCTACATATGAAGATGAACTGGATGATGATACTTGATACATGAACACTTAACTGGGGAGTTTTTTATGCCCGACAATTTTATAGGTCTATATTTTCTATTGATTATTCTGGGAATATTAATTGCATATGCTGGAGTCGATGAAACTTTAAAGTTATTTACTTATCTCGATCTTCAATTGAGGTACTTTTTCATTAAGATTCAAATGAAAAGAATGCAAAGAAAACTTCAAAGAGATTTAAATTTACCTCAAAAAAATTGGGAGAAAGAATTCAATGGAAAATGAACTTACCACTAAAAGTTGCCCTAAATGCGGTGCTGTTTGGTTGAACGGGAAGCACGTTTGGGCAACTGGAAAACCTGGAAATGAATTAGACCTTGCGGGTCTTGTCTGCAATAATCTTGGGGATGATACCTGTGTTAATCCATGTAGAGGGCAAGAAGGTGGAACTACATGGGCAAAAAGGCAACAAGATTTAGAAAACGACTTTCCGAAAGATGATTAAAGTATTTGCACATTGGCTTTCAAATCACACATATATTATGATTGTTATTAGTGGATTTATCACTGCACCACTAACTTATTTTATGATAGATAGTATGAAACATCCTGAGAGATATAATCACAAATAAGTATGGAACCTAATTTAATGCAAGCAGTGCTGTATTCCAAAGATAATTGTCAAGAATGCGAAAGAGCAAGAATGCTCTTGGATAGTGTTAAAATTTCTTATTTGGAATATAAATATCAAAAAGATTTTAATAAAAAGCAATTTGAATCTGAATTTGGTATGAATGCGTCATTCCCTCAGGTTGCAATTGGATATAAGCATATTGGTGGCCTTAAAGAAACTCTTCAATATCTAAAGGAACAAAAACTTATATGACCTACGAGCAGTTTTTAGATATGCC